CCGAAGAATATCAAAAACTCGTCAGTAAATTGATGGAGGACTGACGTGGCGATCAAAGATGTCGAACTCGTAATTCGCGCAAAAGCCGAAGCCGCGAAAGCAGTTCAATCCGTCACCGAAGCCCTCAAAGACCTGACCGCTGTTCAGGATCAAGTCGGCACCAGCGCTTCCCGAACAGACGGTCTGCTCGGGAAGCTCGCTACTGAATTCGGTAACCTCAACAAACAGATTTCAGGTCTCGGTGCGCTCAACACCGTGGCCGATAAGATGGATAAAGCCGCGAACGCTATCTCGCGGCTCGAACAGAACGCGGCGAAGGCGGCATCTGACGCTGCGAAGCTGAGCGCCGAATACGACAAGGCGACAACTGCGGTTGCCGGCCTGGCCGCGCGATCTCAAGAGTCGGTGAGCGCCTTCAACGCGCAAAAGCAAGCCGTCGCTGGCGCCAAGTCCGAACATGCCCTTCTCAATGCGCAGGTTCGCGACGCCGAGTCCAACTACGCACGACTGTATCGAGCGGTTCAAGCTGCGAAGGCGCCGAGTGATGCGTTGAAGCAGTCACTCCGCGAACAGCGCGACGCGTTGATGTCGCTCTACAGTCAGCAGCAGTCGTCCTCCGCAAACGTCGCAGCCCAACAGGCCGCGCTCACGGCCGCGCGCAACACCGCTCGTGAGAACCGTGAAGCCACAAACGCCGCGATAGCGAACCAGGCCGTGTTGCAGGCTGCAACGGATCGCGCCGCCCAATCCGCCGCTCGTGAAGCCTCGGCGCTCGCGACCGCCCGCGCCGCCATGGCCGAAATGTCCGGCGTTGCCAACGCAGCGGCAACCGCTCTCGGCGGCGTGGCTGTGAGCCAGGACCAGATCGCCGCGGCTGCCGCCCGTGCGGCAAACGATTTGAAGAACGTTTCGGCCGCCCTCGATCGACAGCGCGGCTCCGCGGCTGCGCCCTCCACTGTCACCGGCCCCGCAGCGACAGCGACCGCCGCCTACCGGGCGCAGGTACAAGCGGTTCAGGACGCTAAGGCCGCCTATCAGGCTGCAAGCGCTGAGGCGACCCGCCTGGGCGCGGCCCTGCGGACAACGAGCCAGCCAACCCGCGAGCTCCAAACCTCGTTCCTACTGTCTCAGGAGGCCTCGCGAGCCGCTAGGCAGGCCTATTTCGATCAGGCCGTCGCCCTCAATCAGTTGCGGGGACAGTCGCAAGGGTCCTTTCTGGCCTTCAGCCAGGCTGCGAGCCAAATGGCGACGTCGACAGTGGCCGTGCGCTCCGCGGCGGTCGCCGGCACGGAATCCCTGCGCTCGATCGCCAGCGCGGCTACTCAGGCCGGCGCGGCTGCTGGATCTGCAACTGCCGGCACATTCTCGCTACGCGACGCCTGGGCCTCCCTGACCGGCGGCGGACGCGAGTCTCTCTCGATATTCCAACGCATTCGCGGCGAGCTCTTGTCGCTTGCCGTGGGCTATCTTGGCGTTCAGGCAGCGATCAGCCGGCTCGGCGACGTGGTGACGACCTTCCGGACGCTGGAAGCGGCACAGAACCGCCTCAGCGCGGTATTCCAGCAAGACAAGGGCAAGACTGCTACCGAGCTCGAATTCCTGGCGCGCACCGCCAATCGGCTCGGCTTCAGCTTCGGCACCCTGGCCGACGAGTACGGCAAGTTCTCGGTAGCCGCCAGTACCGCAAACTTCACGATCGGAGAAACTAGGAAGGTATTCCTCGCGGTAGCCGAAGCCGCTCGAGTCAACAAGCTTTCGACCTCTGAGACGGAAGGCGTGTTCCTGGCGCTGAGCCAGATGCTCTCGAAGGGCAAAATCCAGTCGGAAGAATTGCGGCGCCAACTCGGCAACCGTCTGACCGGTGCTTTCCAAATCATGGCCGATGCACTCGGCATGACGTCTGCCCAACTCGATAAGGCGATGCAGAAGGGCGAAGTTCTCGCCAACCAAAGCACACTGCTGAAGTTCGCCGACGAGCTCAATAAGCGTTTCGGCGCACAGCTTCCGGAAGCGCTGACCTCACTTACGACCGAACTCGGCCGGTTCGAGAGCACACAGTTCATGGCCCGGCTGCTTGTCGCCACCGGGGGGTTCACAGACGCCCTGAAGTCGGCGCTGAAAACGCTGAACGATCTGGCTGCCCAAAAGAGCACGCAAGACTTCTTCCTCGGCCTCGGCGCAGCGATGGGTCGCGTCGTCGAAGGCGGCGTGGTTCTGATCACCAACTTCAAATCGATCGTGAGCGCGATCGAAGTGCTGATTGCAGTGAAGATCGGAGCCACGTTTGCAGCGTGGGCGTCGCAGGCAGGCTTATTTGCTTCCGCGATGACTGCGATGCGCTCCGCCGCTATTGCAGCCGCCGTGTCGATCGAGTTGATCGGTCCCGCTGCGACGGCGGGCACTATCGCAATGGGCGTTCTGCAAGGCGCCGCAGCTACGCTTCGTGCCGGCATGCTTGCGCTGTGGACCGCGATCGGAGGTCCGGTCGGCATCATCGCAGCCGCAACCGTGTTCTTCGGTGGCAATCTTCTGTTCAAGTGGTTGACGAGCGTCGACTCCGCAACGTCGGCCATGAGCGAGCACAAGCGCATCGTCGGTGAAGTCGCGGCAGCCTACGAGGCCGCTAGCGATAAGACCGACGCCTGGTCGAAGCGGGTAAAGAACGCCTCGTCGGTGGACATTCTCAACAATTTTAAGCAGCTTCAGGAAGAGCTCGCGACAGCGAAGCAACGGATCATAAACGCGGCAACCATCGATCAACAGTACCTGCTCGGTAGGAGTTCGCAGCAAAAAGATATCGACGCTCTGGTGTCCGCATTCGTGCGCGGCCAAAAATCCGCGACCGAACTGCGAAACGAAGTCGATCAGATTTTCAAGACAACCAATAACGACGACGTTCGCGCCTACGCCGAGAACGTCATAAAGGCTGCCACAGCGTACGACAGCTTCTCTGTCGCGCTGGGTAAGACTGCCGTCATCGTTCAAGAGATGGGCATCAAGGCAGATGGTCTCGACAAAGCCCTCGAACAAAACCGTCAATCGATGCGCTCCGTGGTCGGTGCGGTCGACCAGGCCGGTGTCGGATTCCGCGCGGTAAAGTTCGACGTGGACGCGTTCAAGAAGGCATTTGAGGAAGTTCAGAATGTTATTCCCTCGGTCGCTACGGCGCTCGCCAATCTGAAAATTCAAACCGATCTCAACAAGAACTCTTGGGAGGCTTTCACTCAAGCCGTTCGGTCTGGCGATTTTTCGAAGATTAAGGATGTTCTCGACACTACGAGCCGTGCCCAGATCGCCGCGAAGAACACGGCCGACACCGCTTTCGAAAAAAGCCTTCCCACTAACAACGATGCGATCAACGAACGCATCATCATGATCGAAAGCGGCGGCGATCCGAACGCTCGTCCGCGCCGCAAGGATGGCACGCTGGCGTCGAGCGCGGTCGGTCTGGGACAATTTACCGAAGAGACCTGGTTGGGCCTGTTCGACAAGGTGTTCCCTGCCTTGGCGGACATCAGCGACGCGGTCAAACTCGGTTACCGGACCGACGCCGACATTTCGAAGCAAATGCTGGCTGCGCTGACCACGCAGAACCAGGCCGCATTGGTCAGGGCCGGCATAACTCCCGACGCAACAAACACCTATCTCGCGCACTTCCTGGGCTCGGGCGGCGCGATCAAAATGCTGCTCGCCAACCCGAATGAACTGGCGTCGGCCATTGCGAGCAAGGAAGCTGTAAAAGCCAACCCGACCATCCTCGGTAACGGCAAAACCGTTCAAGATGTCATTGATTACGCTGCCCGCAAGATGGGCGGTGGCGGGGCGCTCAACTCCACAGGCCGCACCCAGGGCGAGGTCACCCAGGGCGCCGTTAATGACGTTGTTCGGCAGAACGAACAAGAGCTCGAAATCCAGCGCCTAAAGAACGAAGGGCTCGATCGCGAAGCCGTCATTCAGGCGAAGATTAACGAGCTCCAGAAAGACGGCACGGTCCTCACTCAAGAGCAGATCGCGAAGATCCGCGAGACCACGGGTGCGCTGTACGACCAGCAGAATCAACGAAATGCCGAAAAGCAGGCCTTGCAAGAAGCGCAGGGGCTCTACGCCCGTCAGAAGCAGCTCATTGAAGAAATCAAGCAGGCGACCGTTCAAGGCGACACGGGGCGCGTCGGCACGCTTCGCGCCGAACTGACCAACGTCAACAAGGAATTGACGGAGGCCGTACAGAAAGCCCTCGCACTCGCTCAGGCTCTCGGTGACAACAAGGCTATCGCACAACTCAATGCGATGACCGCGAGCATTTCTAACATTGGCGTCGCGCTTAAATCGCAGGTCGCCACTGCGCAGCAGATCAGCACGTCGATTGCCAACGGTTTGACCACCGCGCTCATGTCGTCGGTGGAGGCGATTGGCCAGGCTGCGCAAGGCACTAAGAGTTGGGGCGACGCTTTGAAGGGGGTCGGCCAGGCGTTTCTGAAGTTCGCTGCCGACTTCCTGCGCCAGATCGCCGAGATGATCATTAAGGCCGCGATCCTCAAAGCACTGCAATCGAGCGGCATCGGCGGCGGCATCGCGGGCGGAATCAATTCGCTGTTCAGCACCGCGCACACGGGCGGCATCGTGGGCGCTAGATCGACAACGCGCACGGCCCCGACCGCGTGGTGGAACAACGCTGTGCGCTACCATTCGGGCGGCATGGTCGGCCTAGCTCCCGACGAGCGCGCGATCATCGCCAAGGCCAACGAAGAAGTCCTGACCGAGACCGATCCGCGTCATCGGTTCAACCTCGGCAAGGACGCGGCACCCGCGGCGACTGCCAACATCAAGGTCGTCAACACGATTGATCCCGGCGAATTCATGAGCGCGGGCCTCAGCAGCCGCGTCGGCGAGCAAGCCTTCCTCAACATGATCTCGGCAAACCGCACTACTCTGAAGCAGTTGTTGGCATGAGCCTGAAGTTCGCCAGAGATTTGCCGGCGAAGCCGTTCAATACGACGCTGCCGCGCTTCGATCCCAAGTTTTGGACGGTTGATTTCAACAAGGAAATGCTTGCAACGATCATCCCGCTCTCGGGCGACACGTTCAAGGTCTCCGCTCAGTTTCGCAGCAACGCTGACTTTATCGGCGTGAAGTGGCAATCAGAAGATCGCTTCGATCACGACTACTTCAAATACGCGACCGACAACGACTACACCGACACGATCCTTGCGTTTCGGCACAATCCGACAAACCCTAATCAGTTCACCGCGACGATCGGGGATAGCTCCTTCGCGTGGACATATCGTCTGGTGCCTTATGCCCTGGTTGGCGGGGAATATGTGCCGCTCGATCCGCTGTTCAATACGGGGAGGAAATATCCCGCCAGCGTCATCAAGCCGGCGGTCGAGTGGACAAGCATTCCCGGCGGTCTCGTGCCGTATCACGGTCGCACCGATTACATCTTCATTCTCGACTTCGACGACCTCCGCATCCTCCACTTCTACACGGGGAGGCAGATCGACGCGCGCGGCATTCTTGAAATCTCCTTCGACACACTGTCCGGATCGCACGGCCTCGGCGAAGCGACCAACGTTGAGTCCATAGTTCAGTTCGGCACTAACTTAGTGCAACTCACGATGAGCAACGTCCGCATCGGTGCAAAACTGGTGCCGGGCGACAAGTTGCAAGTCGTCTATCGTACCGCGCTGCGATTGGCGGGCCCTCATCAGGAGGAATTCGAAGTCGTCTCTTCGAGTGGCTTTGGAACCGGCTCGCTTACAGCCATCTGCAAGGGGAACGTGCTCGGCGGCGCCTTCCTCGTCGCCGATGCCTTCTATGGTCGCTTCCTGAAATCGATCTGCCCGGTAGCGCTACAGGACCACGAATTCTACTTCGCTGATCTCAAATGCAGCGGAAACCGCACGACCATCTTGAAGCGCAGCCAACCGCAGGCGCCGCATTCGCTGATGATGACGAGCGGCTTCGACGACTCCTATTCGACCTCTGGCGCGCGCCAGGTGGAAATGGTTCACGCGCTAGGCTATCGCGGATTCTGGAACGTCTATGTCGGGATGTCCCATTACTTCAATGCCAGGACCGTTTGGCTCGATAATGAGACCAACACGCAGATCCCGGTGGGGAACGACACGGCACACCAGATCTTGTTCGCCGGCAGCGTCGGCGCCGCGGCGCACTTCACGATCGGCAATGTGCCCAACCGCGGTATCGATAAATTCAAGGCCGACCTGGGCGCCCACTACGGTATTCCCGGGGGGCTGTTCAGCGTGGTCAACGGCGCGGTGGCAAACTCGGTCGTCGATCGCGCGTGCTCACCTGACCCGAACGACGCCGAGGGTTGGTATTGGTGGGACCTTGAGAACAGCAAGCCGGGACCCGCTCTCGAATACTGCGTGCTGAAGGCCGGAAAAAGTGCGCTCACGGCCATTCTGTGGTCCGCTGGCGAGCTCGACGCTGCGGCGCTAGAATTTCCCGCCGGCCGCGTCCCTGCCCCTAGCTATACCCGCCACGAGGCCTGTCTGCGCGCGATCTTCGCCTATATGCGCGCGCAATGGGGCGATCTTCCCATCATCATCCAAGACGTCGCGTGGGGATGGCGCGCGGCCAGCTTGGCGGCACCTAACGGCCAGCCGATCTATTTGAACGCCACGGCCAATTCCTGGGGCGACGTCGTTTTCACCTGGTTGTCCCTGCGCTTTAGCCCTGTTGGCCGCACTTACACCGTCGAGATCATGCCGCCCGTCGGCGAGACGCCCGTGCGAACCATCGTGATCGCGGGAAATCAGATCGACGGCGGTCTCATCTATGCTGACTATCCCGTCGAGCTCAACGTCGTCGATTGGGGATTCGTGCCGAGCTTCCTACGATGGCGGGTCCGCGATGACCTCGGGAATCTATCCGCGGAATGGGCCAACTTCGTTCAGATTGACAACCCGGCGATCGTCAAGCGTACCGTGCTCTTTGGCGGTCAGTCCAACGCGTTCGGTCACTTCAGCGAACTCTCAGGCGCCACGAAGGCCGCCTATTCGGCGGGCACCTTCCGCCGTCGCCTGGCCGACCTGCTCGGGCTGCGCCACGTTCAGGTGATGCCGGTGAACGCGTCCCTGGGCTCGTCGGCGATCGACCGCCAGGCGGACGATGATCCGGTGCACGGGACGAACTATTGGTGGGACCTTGGCAACGCGAGCTACAATGTCAACGCGCCCGGCCCGCGCACAACGGCGCTGATCAGCATCGTCAACGCGCTGGGCGTGCCGGTGCATCACTTAATTTGGGCCCAGGGCGAGAACGACGTCGGCGCCATGGACCCGATCGCAGCGCCTCGCTTCTCGACCCCTCAGCGCTTCAAAGACGCCACCTTGCGAGTGTTCGCGGCGATCTCCACGGCGGTCGGCAATCCGAACTTGCCGATCTGGATTCAAACCATCGGCCGCGGCTGGTGGGGCAACACACCGCCTCCTGAGCCGGGCGAAGTCGCAGGCGTCTACTACAAAGCCGCGCGTGATGTGCAGAAGGATCTCGCCGCCAATTCTCAGCAACTCCGGATTGGTTCGTGGCCGGCAGGTCTCGCGCGCAGTCAGAACTACATCAAGGAAGCCGGTAACTTTGGCTGGATTCACTACAAGAGCGCAGTGTATCACGCGGCTGCCACCGAGCTCGCAGAGTCCATCTTCAACAACGTCGATCTCGTCACTTCGGCGCCGGCATGGACGAGCTACGCGCCACCGCTCAACCTCCGTGTGACCAAGAGCGGCGCGACGGGCGACATTACGATCGCCTGGGACGATCCGAGCGGCTACGGTCGCACCTACGGCAGCAATTACGGGACGCTCAACGATGCCGGTTGGCGCGTCACGTCGCTCCACGTTGGTACCGGCGCAGTGGCTCGCGTTTGGACGACGAGCGGTAGGTCGCAGGTCTACACACTTGCCGAACAAACCGCAGACTACGGCTTTGGTGCTTCGTTCTGGTCGGGCAGCGTGCAGAGCTACGACGCGGTCAACGACATCCTCGGTCCCGCTGCGAACTTCTCTGGCCCCGTCACCACGACTGGCGGGCCGATGCCGACCGGGTTGTCTGCAACGCATTCGGGCAGCGACGTGATCTACGCGTGGAACGGCACGCCTGGCGCGCAATGGCGCGTGCGCAACTACAACGTGGCGACCGGCGCAATGTTTTCGGAGACCGTCGTTACTTCGATGTCCTACAACTTCACCGCAGCCATGCAGGTCGCCCAATACGGCTTTGCCGTGAGCTTCGTGCATTACAAGGTTTCGGAATTCGGCGGCGGTGAATGGGGCGCCGAGGCTGACTTTAGCGGGTCTGTAACGTGAAATATCCCTTCGACCCAACAACGCTCGTTACGCCTGGTGCCGCGCCCGATCCCGAGGTGGCGTCGGTCGAGCAACGTATCAAGATGCGTGAGATCGCCGCCACCGTCGCGGCCGATACCCCCGGCGTCACGGTCGCAGCGCATGTCGCAGATTATCCGATCCCGTCCTATTTCCTCGACGTCAATGGGGACTTGACGACATTCAACGCCGAGACCAACCGGCTCATCGGTAGCGACCTGGCCGTGGCTTTTGAAGCAGACGTTCCGACCCTGCCTCCAACGCTGCTGCTGGAGGTCGACAATCCCGATCGCTATTCGATCCTGGGCGAGCTCTATCCGGCCGCCGATGCTGACGCGGTCTCCGCGCCGCCCATCAACGCCGCGACGATGGCGTGGTTCAACGCCTTCCTCGCGAAGCTCAATGAACTCGGCTACGAATACATCAACTCGGTGTCGTACGAAATCATTGACTTCTATATGCCGCCGGAGTGGAAGCAGCGGGATTATCTCGGCCGCCCTGGCCTTTCAGGCTGGGTGCCCCCGTCGAGCTTCATCGTCCCGACCAACACCGAAACGCTCAACTACCTGGTGGAGGTTCAGAAGCAATTTCTGACCGCCGCCGTGGCCGCCGGCCACCCGCCGCGCTTTCAGATCGGCGAGCCCTGGTGGTGGGACGGCGCCTACTCCAATGGCGCGCCCTGCCTCTACGACGACTTCACGCGGGCGCTTTACGCGACCGAGACAGGATCGGCGGTGCCGACGCCTTGGATCGAGAGTATCTATCAGCCAGTCGCTCCCAATCAAGTCCCCTATCTCACCTGGCTCCGCGGCAAGCTTGGCGCGAGCACGTCCTATATTCGGGATCAGGTCAAAGCTGAATTCCCGACGGCGGAAGCGACCCTGCTGTTCTTCACTCCGCAGGTTTTGAATCTGAGCTCGGAAGTTACGAACCTCGTCAACTTTCCGATCGAGGACTGGAAATACCCCGCCTACGACTTCATGCAGATCGAGGACTACGATTGGATCATCGCCTCGCGATTGGATCTCGTCCCCCTCACCTTCGACGCTGCGCGCAACATCCTGCTTTACCCGCACTCGGTGGTGCACTACTTCGCCGGTTTCGTTCTCAACGCTCAAGATTATGAAATCTGGAAATGGGCCGAGACGGCGATTCGAATGGCCCAGGAGGCCGACATGGCTTACATTTATGTTTGGTCTTACACGCAGGCGATCCGCGACAGCGTCCTCTATGATGATCTGCCGCCGGAGCCCTTGAACGTTCCAATTCTAAATTTGCCGCCGAATTGGGCCGACCCTTACAACGTGATCCTCGAATACAAGACCGAGATCATCACGAGCCGTTCCGGCAAGGAACAGCGTCGCGCGCTTCGCCGCACGCCGCGGAAGTCGCTCGAATACGGCATTACCCTGAGCGGCGCCGAGGCGCGACAATTCAACTCGGCGCTGTCCGCGTGGCAGGCCGGCAACTTCTTCACGCCCGAAATCACGCGCAACTGCAAGAGCACGACCGCGATGCCTGCCGTGGGCCTGGTTGTGACCGTCGACGCGCTGCCTGGTTGGCTTCAGTTGGGTACCGCGGTCATCATCAAGTCGGGAGACGAGCTCGACGGGCGTATCGTCGACCAGATTTCAGGCAACACCATAACCTTCACGACTGCCAATAAGGCCAGTGACACTAGGACCTGGCCCATCGGCACGATCGTTCATCCGGCTCTGTTCGGGCGTCTGGCATCGCCCATGGCGACCCGCAGGCGCACCAGCAACGTGACCGAGGCGACGGTTCGCTTTAATGTCGCGCCAGCATCGGAACCCCCGCTTCTAAATCCCCCCGCCGCCGATCAAAGCTTCAACGGGGTGGAAGTCCTGACCATTCGTCCCAATTGGGCAAAGCCCCTCGACGTTGAGCGCCGCTTCGACTCCGAGACGATCGATTACGGCTGGGGCAAGAGCCAGAACTTCTTTCCGACCAACTTTTCGCAACGCCTGATGAAGGCGACGTTCCTCGGCAAGACCCGAGCCGAGGCGGAGAAAGTCGTCGGCATCTTCAACCGCATGAAGGGGCAGCGCGGCGTCTTCTACATGCCCACCTACGAAAGGGATATGGACATTTCCCCGCTTGCCGTGGCCGGTGTGAACCTACGTCTGAGCGGAACGGAGATCGCCGATTGGCTCTCGGACGACAAGGTTTATCGCAACATCGCGATCGTCACGCGGGACAAGCAAATTCACTGCTACAACATTACGGCAGTTGCGAAGATCACCACGATCGATACTCTGTTGACGTTGTCGACCGCGGTGACGTCGAACGTTCTGTCGAATGCTGTGATCGTCTGCTGGCTTCCATTGTGCCGCTTCGCCACCGATGAATTGACGATTTCCTGGGTTACAGACAGCGTTGCGCAATTCGACCTCGCCATCAAGAGCATCCAAAAAGACGAGACCTGATCATGGCCTTTGATGACTACGAAGACAGTCGCCACAACGGCGAGCCGATCAACCTCTACAAGTTCATCTTCGGCGAGGCGCCGGAAGACAAGATTGGATACACCGACGCCGAAACTGTCCGAGTGTTCGACAGTCTCAGCTACAAGCCCGTGGCCGTCTCGCGCGACAACATCAACTCCAACGGCACTCTCGACAAGGCAACGCTCACTCTGCGCATGCAGGGCGACATTCAGATGGCGGAACTGTTTCGCGTTTACCCGCCAAGCTACGTCATCGGTCTCGTCATTTATCAGGGCCACGCTGACGACCCGTCGAACGAATTCCTCGCGATCTGGTCGGGGCGCGTCCTGAACTGCGCGCAGGCCGACAGCCAGGTCACGTTCACCTGCGAACCGACAACCACGGCGTTGAAGCGGACTGTGCTCCGTCGTAACTACCAGCGCGGCTGCGGCCATGCGCTATACGGTGCACAATGCAAAGCGCCAAAGGTGCTGATCGATAAGACGGTGACTGCGATCTACACTCGCAACACCATCAGCGTGACCCCTTGGACTGAAAACATCAACGAATTCATCGGCGGGACCGTCGAGTGGACGTCGACCAAGGGGCGTCGAGAGATTGTCACCATTCGCACGGGCGACAACAACGGCAATATCCAGCTTTTCGGAACCCCCTCCGAGCTCACCGTTGGCGATGTCATCCGGTTCGCCCGCGGCTGCGACCACACCATGGGGCCGTTGGGGTGCAGTTTGCACGCCAACATCAACAATTTCGGCGGTCAGCCATGGATACCGTTCAAAAATCCCGTTGGCTTCAACTCGCCTTTCAGCTAAATCTCAACCATCAGGTGATTTGGACACTTTCAAATGGGCATAGAGGCGCTAGTCGGACAACTGGTTATTGGCCTCGCTCTGGCTGCGCTGTCTTACGTGCTGATGCCAAAGCCGCAGCAGGAAAAGCCGCCGGCCGCGATGGACTTGGAGGCGCCTACCGCGGAAGCCGGTCGCACGATCCCCGTGGTATTCGGGACCATGCGGGTCAAGGGGCTTAACGTCCTCTGGTATGGCGACATTCAGACCTACGAATACGACACCGAATGAGCGAAATTGACACCCAGCAAGCGCCGACCGACGAAGACCCGATCATCACGGCGGACGACGCGATCAAGGCCGGGCATTGCGCAACCGGAGTTTATCGGTGGTTCAAGCAGCATGGCTTTGACGCGCGAAAGGCGATGCGGGAAGGCGTGAGACTGTCCGAGGCGCACGCCATCAATGATGCTTTCGGCAACCAGGTTATCGAGAGAACCCTTGCCCGCCGCAGGGGGCAGTAATGGGAGTTTTCGGCGGGGGCAGCAGTAGCTCAAAGACCCATGTAGCCAAATACTTCATTTCCATCCACTACGGCATTTGCGCGGGCCCGGTGGACTCGATCAACAAGATGATAATCGACGATAAAACCGTCGACTGGGGCGGCTTTATCGTCAACACGAATTCCAGCACGGTCATCAACAACACCGAACTGTTCGGGGGCGTCAAAAAGCAAGGCGGTCTACAGGGTATCTTCGATTTCATGCTGGGCGGCCCCACCCAGCAGTTGACCGTCGAGGCTGCTGCGAAGCTCGGGGGGACACCGGACAGCCTGCCCGGCTTTCGAGGGATCGCGTCAATATTTGCACGCGGGAACATGGGACTCTTTGGCACGCTGACACAGGGCTTCTATTGGACCGCGAACAACCCTTACCTGTCCCCGCCGTCCGTCGAGGTTACCCGAATTCCAGTAGGCCCAAACGGCAAAGCCGCTATCAACGGTAACCAAGCAAATTTCGCCGATATCATTTGGGAATGCCTGACCAACACCGATTGGGGCATGGGTTCTCCGGAAGGTCTACTCGATCGTGAGTCCTTCAAAAATGCCGCTGCGACCCTAGCCGCTGAAGGCTTCTGCGGTTCAATGATGTGGACGCGTCAGGACGTCGTCGAGAAGTTCGTCAACGAGGTCCTCGATCATATCCAGGCGACCTTGTTCGCGCATCCGCGAACGGGATTGTTGACGCTGAAACTGTTGCGCGACGACTACGATCGCAACACCCTTCCGGTCTTCACGCCCGACAACTGCAAGATCACAAAATTTCAGCGCAAAGTCTGGGGTGAAACCGCGAACGAAGTTATGACGTCGTGGACGAACCCGGAAAGCGAGGAATCGGAGACGGTTGTCGTCCATAACAACGCGAATATCTCGATCCAAGGCAGCGTCGTCAGCACGAGCAAGAACTATTACGCGGTTCGCGGCTCCGCGCTCGCGACCAAGCTCGCGCTGCGGGATCTCACTCAGGTCTCCCAGCCCTTCTTGGCGCTCAATATCGAGGCAGACCGAACTGCTTGGACGCTCGTTCCCGGCGATATGTGCAAGATCAAGTATCCGGAGCATGGCATCGGCGAAGCCTACATGCGCGTCGGCACCGTCGACTACGGCAAGCCTGGCGCATCTGTCATCAAAGCCGCGCTGCTGGAAGACATTTTCTCCTTTGGCACGTCGATCTTCGTGCCCGTCGGCGAGAGCCTTCCGCCGGTCATCCCCGAGCCCCCAACCGTCCCCGAGCCCGATCCGCCGACGCCGCCCGACGTCCCGTGGGTCGATCCTGCCACCACGCCGACGTCGCTGGATCACGTCTTGATCCGCGATGTCCCGTTCTTTGTCCTCGCCCGCGTGATCGGCGACGCGGCGATACAGTCGATCGAGTACCCCTCGACCGGAAACATCGTACTCACTGCCGAGGATTCTCCGAACGTCTCGTCAATCGGATATTGGACCCAGGTCTACGGGCCCACGGGCGACGCCTCGATTCAGCAGGTCGGCTTCCTCAATAATCGCAAGCGCGTGTTGCTCACCGCGCCGCTGGCCGCGGCTGGCATTTCGACCCTCGCCTTCTCCTCCCCCAATGGTGCGCCTGTCGAAGTCGGCAGCATCATGGAATTGGTCAGCGTGAGCAACCCCAACGTTTTCGAGATGGCCGCGGTGACGGCCGACAACGGAGACGGCACTTACGCCTTGACACGCGGCATTCTCGATACGACGCCTCTGCGTTGGAAAGTCGGCGACATCGTCTGGAACTATCCAGCGAACAGTTCGGTCATTGATCCCACCGGCCGCACTGACAATGTGGACGCCATCTACAAGTTCACACCTCGCACGCAGAAGGGCATGTATTCAGTCAGCGCGGCGCCGCTGGTCACGCAGACCGCTCACGATCGCTTGTACCGTCCCTATCGCCCGGCAAATGTGAAGTTCAACGGCGACCTGTACAGCCAACAGATCGTCGGCACGAGCGACATCATCGTCACCTGGTCACGACGCAACCGCCTGACCGAGAGCGCGCAACTCCTGGCATGGACTGACGCTGACACCTCGCCCGAGGCCGGACAGACGACCACCGTTGAAATTCTAAACGGCAGCGGCGCGGTCGCTTTCTCGCACACCGGCATCATCGGCACGACCTATACCGTCCTCGCGTCGGAGATTTCATCCGCGGCCGGCGCTGGCGGGAAGGCCTTCATCCGCGTCAAGGCGGTTCGCGACGGATTTGAAAGCCTCAACCCGGTCACGCGCAAGGTCACAACGATCGGTCTTGGTGGCTACGGTTTCAACTACGGCAAGGATTACGGAGCAGTCTAATGGCATCGCGCACCCTACCAGGTCTTGGACTAAAGGGCTTTTGGGGTTCCGGCTTCGACGGCTGGGATACCGAGATGGACATCAACCTTCTCACGGTGTCCGTCCTGCTGAACGGCATTGCAAAGTCGGCGACGACCGCGCTGCCGGGATCTCCGGTGAATGGCGACATCTACATCGTGAGGGTCGGCGACGCGAATGCCGGCAAGATCGCGGTGCGCGACAACGGCGCCTGGGTTTATATCACGCCGGCCCGTGGATGGCGCCTTTGGGTCGACGACGCCTTGCAGTATCGCATCTATGACGGCGCGGTCTGGGTGATCGAAGACGAGCTCGTTCCGGTCTCGGTCGCGCAAGGCTCGGCAGTAGCGCTGACGAACAACATCCCTGCAAATGCCATGAGCCTAGCGACGCTCCCGAAGGGCGATTGGGAAGTTTCGTTCAATGCCGCGTTCCTCCCCGCAGCGACGACGTCGGTTACCGAATTCCTGGCCTCGATCTCGACCACGTCCGCGACGCTCGACATGACCCCTGGCCGCTTCGATAGCCGCTCTATGGCGGCCTTCGTGCCCGGCGCCGTTCAGCAGAGCCTCGCCATCCCGCCCCACCGCATCAACCTGCCCGTCGCGACAACGTTGTATCTTGTTACCAGGGCAAAATTCACGGTCACCACCAACATAGGGGTGTACGGGAGCTTCACCGCGCGTCGCGCGAAATTGGGCTAACGTTTCTGGAAAGAATATTGCGATGCCGATTAGCTCCGTCGACGACATCATTGCAGCGGTTGCCGATCAACCCGCGCGCTTTTTCATGAAGGCGCAACCGGTATCGATGATTGGCGGCCGACCGATCTCGACCTGGCCGCTTGCTGGCATTCCGGGCGCGGGGGTGCAGGACACGAATGGGCTAAATGGCACTGTCTGGTCATCCGGTTCGAATGCGTCGCCGACGCCCGTGAGCGGGCAGCTTCCCTTCCTCGCTGCTGCGGGTGGGCTGTCGTCCTATCTCGCTCGACTTGTCGGCTCGATGCCGAACGGCGGCGTCTTTCTCTTGTGCGATCGGCTTTGGTCGAACAGTGGCATGAGCATGACGTCGACCTCGTCGCAGGCCATTTCGTCGCCGACGTTCCCCGCTCGCGACAGCAATCAATCGACCAACGGCGAAGGTGTCTTTTTAGGCCTAGAACTGACAGGCACAACCGGCGCCGGAACGCCGACAATTACCGTCGGCTACACGAACAGCGGCGGTGCCGCCGGCCGTTCCGCAACGAACATCAACCCGACCAGTGCGGCGCAAGGTGTTGGTTCGTTTTACCCGATCGGACAGCAAGCGCCGGATTTGGGAGTCCGTTCGGTTCAATCAGTTCAGCTTTCCGCCACTTGGAGCGGCGGCGCGGCATCGCTGGTCGCCTATCGCGTGATCGCTAGCCTCGACATCGGCTCTGCACAGTCCGGTGCGGCGCTTGATCCGGTCACGGGGGGTCTACCGCAGATTTTCAACGGTTCGGTGCCTTTCATCATCTACGTTCCGGCGAGCAATGGCACCGGGCCCGTTTTCGGCGCGATGACGGTGGGCAAAAAATGAGCTTTTCATCTATTGCCGCCGTGAAGGCCGGGCTTCGACCGCCGCAGTTCTTCCCTCGATCGTTCTTTAGCAACGCCGCAAATGCGACGGGGCATATCAAGACGAGCTGGCCCGGCGCACCTTCAAACGGCACCTATGATACGACGCTCCCTGGCGTCGCACTGAGCGGACCTCACTCGGCGGGCATTCTTCTTCCTGCGCCTCCCTCCGGATTGAAGAATTATCTCGCTCGGCTCTCAATGGCGTCGTCGCAAAGTAGCACCGCCACGAGTTGGCTCTGTCTGATTTGCGACCGTCTTTGGCACAATGGGGGCATCAACAGCGGCATTACCACAGCGCAGGCCGTCAACTCCGTTGCGTTCCCGGCGCGAGATGAAAACGGATCGACTAACGGGGTCGGCGTTTTCCTTGCCGTGGAGCATTCGACGAGCCAGACGATAGGGTCCGTGCCTGTTACCACGGTTAGCTATACAAACAGCGCCGGCGTCTCTGGTCGCACGGCGACCAATTCGTTACACCCATTCGCTGCGCACTCTCAAACTGCGACGACGTTTCTCGATCTTCAATCGGGCGACGTAGGAGTTCGGTCGGTTCAATCGATCACGATCAATCCAGCCTACACTACGGGAACGCTCAACCTCGTCGCCTATCGCCTAATCGCCGCGGTTCCTGTGATCGGCGGCGTAGGGCTTATCGATCCGGTGACTGGCTGTTTGCCAAAAGTGTTCGACGATGCGGTGTTGTTCTATTACTCGATCACCGGATCGTCGAATGCCGATGGCTCTCTCGGGTCGATGACAAACCGACTCGATCTTGCTGCGGGTTAACTCTCATGATTTGGAGCGGCCGGGACCCATTTAGATCGGCGCTGACGTGGGCGGCCTGGAAGCGGGGTGGAGGGGCGGCCCTCACGCCTGACATTCGATACGAAACGGATCTCCAACCCGTCTGGGTCAATTGGTTCTTCGACTCAGCGCCAGGCGCGATCTACAACGAAAGCGTCGCGCTATCGATCGTCGGCGCTGCCGCCTTCGCCCATGTTGCAAATCGCAACGCAGACACCCCATTGAGTGCGACCATGGGGCAATCATCATCCGGTCGCGCTCTCTTCTCGGCCTCAACCGCCTCCCCTGTTGCCGCAGCCTTCGCTTCTTCTTCGGCTGCGGCGCTCGCGCCAGCCGTGTCTCTGCTATCCGCGCTCGGCTTTTCCCCTGCTGCACGACAATCCGTTCTTTCGGCTTTAGCACTGCCTACCGCCGTCGGGGCGCTCACTTCCGGGGCAATAGCCAGCCGCACGTTCAACGACTCGATGACTCTCTCGACCGCGGCCCTGCTGACCAGCGCTGCAAAACGGACGTCCAACATCTCGATCTCATTCGAAGCTACAGGGGCCCTTTCGATCGACGCGCGCGCGCAAGTGGCTGCCGTGGTCAACCAGGCAGTGTCCGCGGGCCTCGTATCCGGCCTGGCTGCGCAGGCGATTACCGGGGCTATCGGGCTTACCGCAGCAATGCTCGCGACCGCGGCTGCTCGAACCAGTTCGACCGTCGTGGTTCCTTTGCCGGTCGCGGCGACCCTTGAAGCCCAAAGCCGCGCGATCATGTTGGTTTCCGAGGTTCTAAATGCAGCGGTGTCTCAGGGAGTATCAGGCGTGCTGTCGATCGCCAGAGGCATTTCGATATCTACTTCCACGGCAGTTAACGCCAGCGGCGGGCTTCGGGTTAATGGAACTATCGGGCTCCCGGCTGGGCTCGGCGCCGCGGCTGCGCAGCAGGTGGTTCTACCTTCCTATCTCAGCTTTGTCGCGACCTTCGACTCCACTGTTAGTGGACGAATCACCGCGAAGATGGCAACTGCTATTGCCACCCAGCTTGCGTTGCAGGTGTCAACTGAAAGCATCATTCCCGTTCGAGATTCGATCAGCTTGGATGGGCTCGTTGTTCGCTCGATCGACTTGAATGGCACTCGCATTGGACCGCTCGACTTGAACGGCATTCGAATTGCAACGGTCGACTTGCATGGCGTTCGAACGGCGACGGTCGACCTAGACGGAATTCGAATTGGGACGATCGACCTCGCCGGCACTGTGCATTTGTCAATCACAAATTAGGAATCTAGTCGATGATGAAACGCCTCGTGAGCCACCTGATGAAGTCGACCGCACGCGTGGGCGCTTCTGCTGCATTGAACGCATTTGCGAGCGGCAAGGTGCAGATGAAGACCAATCACAAAGTCGAGTGCTATGGCGCCGACGGGAAATTGAAGTGGGTCGAAGAAATCCACAACCTGGTCGTAGACGTCGGACTGAACGACCTGCTCTCAAAATACTTCAAGGGCGCCTCGTACACCGCGGCCTTCTTCGTAGGCCTCAAGCTGACCGGTACCGTTGCTGCCGGCGACACCATGGCCTCCCATGCCGGCTGGGCCGAGAGCTCTGCCTACTCGCAGGCGAACCGCCCTGCCCTGGTTCTGGGTACCGTGGCTGCGAAATCGGTGGACAACTCAGCTTCGGTGGCCGTGTTCTCGATCAACGGCACTGCGACCATTACGGGCGCCTTCGTCACGACCGATAACGCCAAGGGCGGCACGGCCGGCATTCTTTACGGAGCCTCAGACTTTTCCGCCTCGCGCGCGGTGGTCCCCGGCGACACTTTGAACGTGACGGTCACGCTTTCCGCAAGCTGATCTTCGCTCGCCTCTTCTCTCAACTAACGGGTGATTTATGCCGGCAATTCGAATGAAGCAGACCGTCGAGACGAAAATCTATTTTCCGATCGAAGACGGGGGGCCGCCCGTTCAGATCAATACGGTCGGCGAACGGATCATTTGCTTGTCGAGTGTCGAGAGCCGGCCAGAGCGCGGCGTCGCGGAGTTTCAGACCATCTGGCGGCTGCCGGAAGGCGCCGAACTGGATGTCGACGCCGAAGTCTCGGCCGAGCTCGTGGGGCACGGATACGCTGAGGCAATCTGATGCTGCTCGATAAGACGAAGGACGTCGAGCTAAAGGCGGGTCGAACTCTCGATATTCGGGTGTTCGTCCGCAACGTTGACGGTTCGATTCCAAATCTCGCCGGCCTGACCGCGAGATGGTGGATGGGCCGAAACGCGCAGGCCACCGGAGCCGACATCTTCGTCAAGAAGGACGTCAACTCCGGCGTCACAGTCGTCATCACCGACCCGTCGAAGCCCTACGTGCTCATCTCGCTCGCAGAGGCCGACACCATGAATGTCGAGCCCGGCGATTGGTATCACGAGTGCGTTCTGTTCGGACCAGGCGCGAGCAGCGCTGTCGTCATTTCCGGCCGCTTCATCCTCAAACCTTCACTTGTCCGGGAGCCCTACTGATGCCGTATAGTGTGAGCCGCACAGTCTCCGACGAGACTCTGAGTTCGATCATTCAAATCGAGAGCGGTGGCCGGCCGACCATCAAGGCTCGGACGTCGACCGCAACGGGCCTCGGTCAATTCCTCAACAAGACCTGGCTCGATACTGTCAAAGTCCATCGCCCCGACGTGATGAAGGGGAGGACGCAAGCGCAGATCCTCGCGTTGCGTACCGAACCGCGGTTTGCGGTCGAGATGCTTGCACGCTTCACCGAGGACAATCAGCGCGTCGTCGGTATGTCCTGCACTCCGGGCGATCTCTATCTCGCGCACTTCCTCGGCGCCGAGACCGCTCAGCGCGTTTACGCCGCAGATCCAAACGCGGACGTTGAACCCCTGGTTGGCAAGTCCGCCGTCAACGCCAATGCCAGTGTCTTGAAGGGAAAGACCGCCGGACAGGTACGCGCCTGGGCGGCGAGACGCATGAGGGAGTCCGCGGGCCGAGGTTGGGTTCAGAAATACTACGTCGGCGGTGAATTGGCCGAAGAAGTCGAAGAGCCAATCGAAGCGGACAAGGGCGTGCGTGTCGAAAAGACCATGAGCACGTCGCGGATCGCCCAGGGCACCGTCGTAACGGGCGGCCTAACCGTCGTCGGCACGGCAGCCCAGATCGCGCAGTACGCGCAGTCGACGGCGGACACCGTGAGTGTGGCAAAGGGTGCCGCCGACAACGTGATCACCGTCGTCCAAACTGTGAAGCCGTTCCTCGGTCTCATGCCGGGGACCTGGATGGGGATCGCGATCGGCTGCGGCGTCGCTGCGCTGATCGGCTGCGTCTTCGTCGGTTGGGAACGCTACAAGAAGCTGCGCGACCAGGGCGTCTGATGAAACGGGTCGCGGCAATCATCGTTCCCGATATCGATTACGCCACACTTACCCCCGGCGCGATCGAGCTCCATGACGACGGTCTCTATTACGTCTGTCCGTGCGGCTGCAAAGCCGTGAGCTATTTACCGTTTAAGCCGGCGCCGTCGCCCTCGTGGTCATGGGATGGCAATCGAGAGCGCCCGACGCTCGAACCCTCGGTGCACCATCGGTTGCGAGATGCCGACGGCAAGCTAGGCGAAACTCACTGGCATGGCTGGCTACGTGCCGGCGTTTGGATGGCCTGACGATGCCCCTACTTCTCACGATCGCAAAGCTGCTCGGCATCAACGTTCCCCGCCTCACCGCCTACGCGGCAGTCGTCGCCCTGGTAGTCGGCGGCTATTTCGCTGTGCGTCAGCACTTCATCAACGTTGGTCGAGCCCAGGTCGTCAACGAAATCGCGAGCAACAATAGGGAGACCCTTCAAGATGTCGATTCAGCGAAGTCGAAGGTTGACGATTGCCGCCTGCGCGGTGGCGTGTGGAGCACTATTGACGGGGTGTGCGAATAAGAGTGGCTTCACCACTTTCGGCGGCCAGGTCGACGGTGTCGAGCTCGGCGGCGTCTGCCAGGCCTTTCCGCGACCGGAATATCAGATTAAGGGCGCCACGCCCTACGATCAGGAATGGGCCGACAAGACGACCGAGGCAGGTGTCGCCGGCTGCAACTGGCAGCGCCCGGAGGCACGCCCGGCGCACCTGGCGGTCGATCCGCAGGCTCTCGTGAAGTTCGAGCCGCCCGTGCCGGCGAAGCCCAAGAAGAAATCCTTGTGGAAGCGCTTGAAGCAAAAAATCCGCCCCTCTGCGACGTCCTGAGCCGATGCCCGATACCGCAACAATATCGCTCATCATTTCCGCGGCTCTGTTTGCGCTGACGGTCTTCGATCGTGTTTGGGGCGGGGGCAGCCGCGCCGCCACGGCGCAGGCCGACATGAAACGCTATGTTGATCTTGAGGTGGCGGCGCTCCGGAAAGACGTGTTTCTGAAGCACGACACCAGCGAGGGAAATGTCGGCCAGGCGCTTCAAGCATTGAAGGATACCGCTCATCGAATGGAGCTCGAAGCGATGCAGTTTCGCGCTGTGTCGGCTGAGACTTACATGCGGCGCGATAGCTACTACAAAGCGATGGGAGAGCTCAAAGCCGACGTGAAGGATGCGTTCGAGAAGATAGACAAACGACTCGAACGCATGGAAGACACGATGGCCGCCAACCGTAAATCGGACAAGGGCGGCTGACTAGGTCACTCGCTGTGGCGACGACTCGGGCACGTACTCATAAGTTCGCCTCACGTCTGCTTTGAGGCGCAACCGGAAAACGTTAGCTCACTCTGAGCTTTACCGCTTTTGACCCGAAACGGACTTCCCCCAACTTGGCGGTACTGTCCCTCTCATTGCTATCGGGCAGTGTCAGCGCGGTTGGCGCCGGCGCCGAAGCGCCGGCGCGATCAACTTTTATTGGGCCGAACCCACCGTTGTTTGCGACTTCACGACCGGCGGCGGATTCCATTTGCCGGTCAGCGCTTCCGACTTCGGCGCGTACAGGCGCATCGTCAGATTGAATGGCGCCTTTGGCGCGGGAAGCCAGTTGGCTTCGAGCTCCTTGCCGGGGCTCGCGTTCTGGAAATAGAGGTCGAGCGAACCATCGGCATTGTACTTGAACGGCATCCAGCTGGAGACCGCAAAGCGGTTCAGCGTGTTACCGACCTGGAAGCCCTCCTGATCGTAGAGCGTGATCGACCAGAACGCATTGACCGGCGGCGTGGCGCCCTTCTCGAAGGTGATGGTGTATTTGTTTGCGCCATCGAGCGGCTTGCCGGATTCATCGGCGAGATTGAGCGGATAGATGGCATCCTCGACCACGTTCGCGCCCAGCCCCTGCTGCGAGAGAATGGCCCGCTTCAGGTAGTAGTTGCCATAGACGCCCACCGTATCGGTGTTCATCGACCAGCCGTTGGCAACCCGCGCCAGCGTCGGCAGCTTCCAGGCCATCAGCTTCTGCGCATCCTGCGGTGCGGTTTCCACCGCCCTCTGCACGGTGGGATCGAGCTTGCCGATGTCAAAGCTCTTGCCGACCTCGATGCCGATTTTCTTCATCTGCGCGAGGATCGGCTCGTCGGTGATATGAGGCGGATGCAGCTTGAGCAGCTCTGCCGCATTGGCGAAATAGACGCCCGCCGACATCGTATCGACCTGGACCTTTGGCGGCGTCTTCATGTCGACGCTTGGGTCGGGCTTGAATTCGACCGGCTTGGGCGGTTTGCCATACTCGGAAAGAAGCGTGACCTTGTAGCCGGCCTGGATCTTGTGAACTGCAGGATAGTCCGGCGGGCCGTCGGTCTTGGTTCGGCCGATCAGCCAGACGTAGGGTGTTGGCGCGTTGATGCGCTGGGTGTCTTTCGGAAGCTTGAACTCCTCGGCGAATCTGTCGCGCAGATCCGGCCGCCAGCCTGGGGGCGTCACCAGAAACGTCCCGGCCTTGGTGCCCGTCGTGCGCCAGCCTGGCGACGCAAAAACATCGGTCCACATGTCGAGCATTGGCAGCAAATAATAGCGTCCATCGGTATCCGGCGCCGAGATGACGACGGGCTCCTTGGTCATATCCAGCCACGAGGCGGAATACAGCGTATCGAAGTTGGAGCGCACCACGCCTTTGAAATCCGCCGGCGGGTATTCGGCCACGTTCACGAACGTGTTCATCGGCCCCTTGAAATCGGTGGTGCCGTTGGTGAACTGCTTGCGGGATACGTCCATCGACAGCAGCGGGTAGAAATAAACATAGGCGTCGACAGCGATGGCGTGCGCCTCCTGTTCGGTGATGGGCGCTACCGATTGGGCTAGCGCCGTAGGTGCTGTCGCACCAAGGCAGAGAGATAACGTCAGTGGCAGGATTCCTCGAAACATGTCGAACCTCCTTTTCTGATTTGTTGATTTTTGAAGTCGTCGCGCACGGCCTCGCTCAGACCTCCTTCTTTACCGCCGGAGATTTCCACGAGCCGTTAAGGATCGATTGTCCTGGGCCAATACATCCGCAGCATCGGAAGAAAGTCGCCCTTCGGAGCCGGTAGCCAGTTGGCTTCCTTGTCCACGCTCGGCGACTCGTTCTGAAAGTAAAGCGTCAACGATCCGTCGGCGTTAGGCTTCGGATTGTCGCGCGCGCTGACGGTGAATTTGTTGGTTACGGCGAGCATTCCGAAAATCTGATTCAATATTGAGGTGCGCATGACATCATTCCTTATACAAAAAACGACGGAACGACTTGAAGCATTCACGCTTGGGCGCCGCGAGGGCGCGTATTTGCAGGAGAAGGTGCAACGTTGCCGCATCTAACACCAAGTGGCGCATGCGGAATCGAATTAGGCGTGGTGAAAAAGATTGCTATGAGGCGATATTGGATACTTCTTGATACCTCCTCGCGAGGGGAACTATAGCACAACCTAACAATGAGGGCCAGCCATGATCACTGCTTGGGCCTCAACCGCCAAAACCGGACAACCGGCATTTCCGTGATTGCGCTGGACATCCAAAATCGGACGCGAATGGCACAAAGCAGCGGTCCAGGATTGTCCGCTCTAGGCCCGCTACTGAGGGCCAAGCGGACGTTCCTCCCTACTTTTGTGATACACGGCCTGGGAAGTCACGCGCTCCGCAATCGCTTGAAAGAAGCCACACTCGATGCCGCTAAACGGCGCGCTACTCCGGTGCATCGCTTCGACGACCGCGAACAGTAAGGCCGGATTGTCGTTGCTGTTCATATAGGCGATGCAGGCCTCACCGTGGGATCGTCCGATCTTGTTGTCGGCCGCCCAATTTCCCGTGGACTTTACATTCCAACAATTAGTTGTGTCGTCGCTGATTAAAACGAAAGGTAGCATTCCTAAATAGTCCACGGCCCCGCACTCCCTTTAGCATACGCAACTTCTGATCTAATTTCTGATTATCAGAATTTCCATCCTAGTTTCGTTGGAGTCAACACATTTGTTCTCGCTCCGTTCTTTTCGATCTTACCGTGATTTCGAGGATCAATGTTTTCGCCGCAAGGCTGAAAGTCGACAGCTAAGCTATTGTTCTTTAAAGGCATTTAAGACGGCCTGAGACCTACAGATTGCGAAAGTCGATCGGGATTCCGTTGAACTCAGCCGTTCTGATCGCGGTGGCCATGCCAGGCGAGATGCCGAGATCCTGGTAAACCACCATGCGGTCGGCTTTACGCAGCCAGGCGTGGCCGGCGTTGATCCCTGTGGCTCGCTGAACAGGATCATTGTCGTCGAGCACGCCGGGCTGCGTGAACAGCAGATGCGGCGCGATCGGCGCCTCCTGGTTGATGATCGCGCAGGCACGCAGGCACGCGCGCGCATAAGCGACGTTGCGCTCGATCTCGCCGGCATAAGGAGACTCGAGCACGACGAGCGGCATGGCGTGGGGAGGTCGGAGAAGCGTCATCCTAGCAATTCCTCTAAATCGCTCGGCGCACCGAGCAGCGTGTCGACGTCATCCATGAGCCCGAGCAAACCGCGCACATCGACGGGGTCAAACTTTCCGGCGTCGTCGCCCCATGCGGTCCAACCCGGCCGTGACTCGCGCGAGAAGAGCTCGATATAAGGACCGTCGACCAATGCCTCGATCCGCTCAAAAAGTTCGTCGGGCTTGCGCGAGTGCTCGCGTCGCGGGGTCATGATCAGACGCTCGACATTCTTGGCGCGACGCTTTGGAGCACCTATCGTCGATAGCAACCATTGGTGCCCAGAATCTTCCCCGTTTGCGTCGACGCCCACTAAGCATTGCTCAGGGTTCGCGCGCGTCCAATAGCCCATGCCAATGAAGGAGGAGCCAGCCCTGTTTGTCTTAGCCCAATAGAACCCGACAGTCTTGTATCGGAAGCCCCAACTACGGATTACATCCGTAGCGATCTCAAGGTGCGTATCGGTCACCCACATGAACAGCACGCAGTTCTTCGCGGCTAGGTCGGCGACGGGCAGGTTCTTGATGTCTTCGATCGACATCACTTTGTATTTCGGTGACCGCGCTGCCCCCTTGTTCGACCTAACGGCGAACTTCCATGGGGGATCTGCCAAGATCACCTGATAGTGCTGGCGCCTTAATCCAGCGAATGGTCCCGAATTGATGATCACGATCAGCCCAGTAGCTCGTCGACTTCGGCGATGGGGTCCGCGAGCCCGAGCAGGTCTTCGCCCGCATCAGTGGCCTTTGGCTGATAGGTCTCCCAATTCGGTATCTTCTCGCCCGGCAGGTACATGAAGCCTTTCGATCGCCGTAGGGTCGGAAACCGCCTCAGAGCGTTTTCCAGCGCTTCCGCCATCGCGTCATGGGCAGTGTCGGCAATCGCGTATTCGAAGATCATCGAGTCGAGAGAACGTACGTTCCCCAGCCAGAGGCCATCGGTGCGCCGAAACAGGTTGTTCAACCTGAAGCCGGTTGTCTCAATTTCTGACACTAGCTCTTCGAACGTTTTCATCGTCACCCCAGCAAATCGTCTACGTCAGCAGAGACTTTCGCAGCGGGCGCTTTGGTTGCCGCTACCGGCGCATTGGTCGTAATTGCCGGAGCGCCGACAACGTGTCCGTGCCTTATATCGTAGTCCTCGCAGGCCAGCAGTCGTTCAAGCGCCTTGGCGATGGACTCACTCGGCGATGCGGCGCATTGCGCAGAGTAACCGTTCGTGCGTCCCAATTTGATATAGGTCTGCCAACGATCTCCGACACGGATCGTGTTGATCATCGCAATACGGCCTTCGCTGGCCAATGAGTCGAGTTGCGCGAGGTCGGCGGCGACAAAGTTGTCCGGCATTTAAATCATTCCCAGCGCGAGCATGTAGGTTTCCAGGATAGTTTCCTGTTCCTGCCGCTCGTTTGCATCTTGCTTTCGAATTTTAACGATCGTCTTCAGCGCCTTGACGTCGAAGCCGTTGCCCTTCGCCTCGGCGTAAATATCTTTGATGTCGTCGGCGATGGTTTTCTTTTCTTGTTCAAGGCGTTCGACGCGCTCGATAATCGCCTTCAGTTGCTCTTTGGCGTAAATTGTAGCGTTATGGCCCGGAGGAATAGCGTCGTCGTCGAGCAAATCGACGGTTGTAGACTCTTGTTCATTGCCCTTTTTCTTGCCCACAGTATTGCTCCGTGCGAGGATTGCATTGTTGCAACGCCGCCAGTGACTCGTCAACTCGTAGTTGATGTTTGCGACATTAATTTTTCAAAGTTCGTTTCGATCACCTGGGCCGGATATCCTGCGCGATGCAACGCCATCAATTGCGCCAATGGACTGAGATCAGCCGCTCGATCTCGATACTCGGTGAGACACTGCCGCATTGCCTTCAGATAGACGCGATTTTCCACGCTAAGCGGCGCCGCACTCATGACGGCGTCACCGTCATTTCGAACGTGCGTCCGATGAAATACGCGCGCCGGCTCTGATCGGTCAAAGGCAAACTAAATTCGATCGAAACCACCGGCACCCAATCTGCACGGCCGATCGCATGGCCCTGCGCGGTGATCTTCACCCTGTCTCCGAGGTCGTCGAGGGCCGTGACGTGCGCCTTAACTTTCATGCCCCTCCCCCATCGCTTCAGAAAATAGAACGCCTTGCGGATCTTGCTCTACGCGCGGCTTGCCGACGCTGGCGCCGTGAATGCTCTTATCGCTGTAGTCGAACCCGCACCGGATGCAGATGCCCCGCGCCAGTTCGGTCATCTCGTGGTGCGTCAGCTTTGATGTGTAGCCGCCTGCCGAGGGACGTCGACCGTTTGCAATTCGACGCAAAATTTCGACAACGTCCCCGGGCAGCGGCTCTGACATTACGCGGCAGCAGCGGTTTCGTTGGTGATGCTCGCCAGGAGTTCTTCGTCCTCCGGGCTTAGTTGCTCCAACTTCGGCGCGACGATCGGCTTGGCGTAGGCGTCCAATGCGGCGTCGTTCATGGTCGCAACCCGCGAGTCCTGCACGATACGAAGGGCCTGCTCGCCGAAATCCCGCAACCGAACCGTCTGCTGGATACCCAAAGTCTTGAAGACGTCGCGCTCGCGGGTCAGTGTGGCAAGAAGCTCATCCTTGGCCGCGAGCTCGGCCGAATGCTTCGCTAAGGCTTCGTTCATGGCCTTGTCGTGCGAAGCTTTAACGCGGGCGATCTCGTTGTCCGCCTCGACGATCGCGTTGTTCAGACGACCGTTTTCCTCTTTCGTCTGCGCGAGTTCGTCTTTTGTCAGCATCAGATCACGGTTGAGCTCATCCCATTTGATCTGGGCGGTAACAAAAGGGTTTTCCAGCGACGCTTCGGCTCTGGTCACGGCGACTTTCCTTTCGATGAATTTGTTCAGTCGAGTTTTGACGCGTCGGCGCCAGGGCGGCCTTGCAACTGCGATCTCAGGCGGTCGCCTGTGCACGACGAAAGTAGGTGCAGGAGGGAGAGCAGTCCGATGAGCGATTTCCATTTGCTGGCACTCATCGCTTCATTTTCTTGTAGATGGCAAAACCAACGATGACCGGTATGCCGAGCGGCCAAATTGCGACCAGCGCGAAATCGAAATCGTTGTCCTCAGTGATCGTGGGAAGAAGGTCGCCCGTTCGAGGCCGGCCGAGGTCCTGTACTAGCCTGGCTGCGACCACGACACCCGCTGTCCAAATGACGAGGAACGCAAGCGCGCCAAATGGGCCGGCTTTGATTCCTGCGACGACCAGGCCAAGAACGACGAGAACCAGCGCTAACGAAGCAATCATAGTCGTGTCCGATCTTGTCTCATTAGCCGACGCTGCAGGGTGGCGCCGTCTCAACTTTGGAAAACATAATCAACTATTAGGTGACTCGTCAACGTAAATTCGCTCTGACCCCCCTTTGATTTTTCAAAAAGGCGAAACCGAAAATGAAAATTCGTTTTTCAGGATTCTTTTCCCGAGAGATTCTTGAATCTTTAGCGGCATAATAAGAAATCTGTGGTGCTACGATTCGCACCGCTCGGGACTCTTCCATGGTCTCAACCATCTTCGACGACTATCGCAACGGCTCGCCTCGGATCGCTGCCTGGTACGCGCACTACCTCGCAAAGGGCTGCTCGACCACCAAGGCCGACTCTGTCGCTCGTCGGAAGGTGTCGCAGTCGCACACCTGGCCGCCCGGGACCGTCGCTAAACCCTAAGTCATTAAAGGAAACTACTTCGCGAGCGCGCGACCGGCCGCGGCTGCCTCGTCGAGCTTGTGCTTGAAGCAATAGAACTGCTCGACCCAATCGGTGTTGGATTCCGGCGATCGAACGGCCTTGTTCTGACAGACCTTGTCAAATAGTCGCATGGTGTCGGACGTGCGCCGATCGGAGGGATCTCCGGTGTAGTGCAGCTTCCACATCTGAGCTCTCAGCTTGTCGACGCCGGCTTTGCCGATCTGCTGCTTCTCGATGCAGACCTCCTGATAGTGCGCGGAATAGGGAAAGCGGTTCTCGCAAAGGCTGACGATTTGCTGCCTGGTCAGCGCTTCGATCGCGGCCCCCGCATCGGCCCTCGCCGCTCGATCGGAGGCGAACAAACCCAGGGCGAGAGCGACCATCAAGCCGAGAATTCGCATTTCAAAACCTCACATCATTCCTCGTCTCGTTTATCAACTTTTGGTTGGTCTCGCAAGAATATGGATTCTTGAGTGGAAATCTTCCGAAATAGCGATTCTTGAGTCCAAAGCCCCAAAGTAAAATAGCGCGCGTGCCGATCCGTCTGAACGCCACCACTGGTTGAAGCCGTCGGCGCGCGATCGAGCGCCGGCAGAAAAATTTCTCGCGAGCGCGCGGCGCCGATCGAACGCGAGTTGATCGCATACGAACTAATCGCGCTATTTCGTCGCGGCAACGGGCAAAGAAAAACCCGCCTGGTTTGGCGGGGCTTTCGAGTTCAAGAGATGAGAGGCGGGCTTAAAACAGCATGCGCCAAAGCGCGCGGGCCCCGTAGAACGCCGCGGCGCCTAGTGCGGACAATATCAACAGTCCGCCGGCCCAACCCGCGGCGAGCGCTAACAGGCCTTGCAAATAGAGCCCCCATGATATCGGCCGCGCGGATCTCGCGACGCTGACGGGCGCGAAATGCTCGGCCCTCTTTTCGGTCGAGATGGCCCCCAACGCGCAAGCCGGCAGATTGACCCGGGCGAGCTCGCAAGGTTGCGGCGTTCCATTCGCCCCGACAAACGAGACTAAGGCCTGCCCTGGCGCCATGGTCGCGATGAGCTCGGCCGCGTCTAGTCGCGGGTTGCGCGGCAACGTCTCGGCCGCGGCGCGAATCTCTTTCGCGTCTTTGCCCGTGGCAGCCCTCAACGCATGCTGAACCCGGTTTGCCAATTGGCCGGCCACGGTCGACGGAATATCAGCGGGCGATTGCGTCGCGAAATAGACTCCAACGCCTTTCGATCGGACAAGCCGAATTATCTGCTCTATCCGCTGCAACAGAGCGGGCGGACAATTGTCAAAAAGCAGGTGCGACTCGTCGAATATGAAAACGAGGCGGGGCCGGTCGAGGTCCCCTACTTCCGGCATTCTGTCGAATAGATCGGATAACAGCCAAAGCAAAACCGTTGCGTAAACGTCTGGGGTTTTGATGAGCTCATCGGCCGCTAGGATCGATATCAGGCCTTTCCCGTCTCGCGTTTCGATGAGCGACGCAGGATCAAAGCCGGGCGGTTCAAAGACGCTAACCGCTGAACTTAGACGCAATAGCGCGCGCTGAATCACGCCAATGGAGGCAGGCGAGACTTGCCCTAGCGTCGCGGATATCATCTCGCGTTGCGCCAGCATTTGCCCTAGGATCTTGCGAAAGTCTTTGATGCTTTCCAGCCTCGCGCCCGTGGCTGTGGCATATGCAAAAGCGATATCAACAACTAACGCCTGAACGTCGCTTAGGCCTAGCGTTCGCGAAAGCATAGCCGGCCCCATTGCAGCGATTGAGATGCGCAACGGGCTGCCCTGCTTTCCGTAGCAGTCAAGAAATTGAACGGGACTAGGGCCTGTCGCGAGGCCCGCTATATCGCCTTTGACGTCCGCGAGGAAAACCGGAACGCCGATTTTAGAAAAGCCTTCCGCCAACGTTTGCAGCGTCACGGTTTTGCCGCTACCCGTGGCGCCCGCGATCAACCCATGGCGGTTAGCATATCGCCCCCGCAAAAAAATGCCGGGGGCGAGCTCAACCGATTTAGACGCATGCGCCGCGGCTATCTCATCGGGCGATAGATAGCGGGCCCCGCCCGTGGTTGCGTTGTCATGCGCAACCTTTTCCGCGACGCTGAAAAAACGCTTGCCCATGATTACCTGTAAAACGTCGCTTTCGGGTATTGCTTGCGGATCTCGGCTTTCGCCTGGTCGCGCGTTGCTGCCCTAAAAAATCGATCGATAGTACCGCAATCCGAACCCGCCCAATAGAGGGGCTGCCCGATTCCCCAATAGGCCCCGCCGCTGTCATAGCCGCCGGAGTTAATCGGGATTTTGCGAAGCGAGACCTTAACCGCTGTTTGCACCGTGTTAGCCAATGCAAAGGCTTGCGCGCGCAATCGTTGTGCTTCTGCGTGACATTCGTCCGCGTCAGAATGTTCGGCATAGCGGCGCAGCCGTCCCGCGCGTTCCTCTAACTCGCGGGCTTCCTTTACAAGCCTTTCGGCCTCTTCTTTAGGATCGGTCCCTTTAGAAGGTCTGCCCATGCTGGCGCCATACTTCAGCGGTCCGCCATTCCAGCCGCGCGGGGCTAGATTCGGTTGTGCAGTCATTGGTTTATTCCTCATCTGAGAGTTGAGATTTTAGGCGTAGTACCGCAGGCCATCGTCTGCGGCCTTGAACCATCGCTTTTTGACTCGCGTTCCCTTGTGACAACATTCCTCAACCGGGAACGTCCGGTAATGCGTCGCACCGTGGCCGAAATTGATTTCGCCCTTTGTCGGGGGCCGATGATATTTGCACTCGGTTACATCCGGACGGACCGGAAGATAACCGCCAGCGTCTAGGCGAACTTTGGCCATTGCCTAGCCTTTCAAAACGATGGCCCAAACGCCGATCATTCCGACAAAGCCCGCGATAGCTGCGAACTCGATTAGGTCGAAAAGCCCGGCTAGGGCGACTGCATAAATCCGCTTCATCGACTCACTCGTTAGTTGAGATTGTAGACACTATTCGGGCTTTGGTGCCATCCCTTCCGGGGACCAAAGAAAACCCGTGCTTTCGATCGCCGCGCGGAATTCGGCGATGAGGGCCGGCAAGCGTTCAATCAATTTTTCTTTGAGCTCAACCGATTCAACGGATAGTTGGGCATTTGTCGCACCGTGCCAGATGGCCGCGTTGCGGGCCTTTTCGAATTCCCGTTCTTTCCCCTCGCCCCATGCTGTGGCGACGCGGACGAATTTGGGATTACACATTTGCAGGGCGTACAGGAAATCTAGGGCCGATTGCTCGCTATCAAACGGGCATTCATGCCAGCGTTCCGCAAAGCCCCCGAACGTGTATTTCGGCCCATACTGATGCTTTCCCGGCTTGCCCTGGTCGCTGTGATAGATCGCCAAAACCTCAAAGTCATAGCCGGACGAATTCCCCGGGAACGGTTTGCACGACTCGAGCCATTTAACGAACTTGCGGCCGGGGGCGTGCTTTATGGGATTGTCCCCGAATTGAACGAAGGTATCAAAAGAACGGGCCTCGCCCTTGCGCTTGCCGTAGTGGTCGCGGTCCCCGGCAAAATAGACCGTGTTAGCGAGGTAATGCATGGGGCCATCTGTGCTGCACAAATGCCATTTGATGAGCGGGGCGAGCTCGGGAAACACGCGCGTGATGTCGTCATGCAAACAACCGCAAGCCTCAACGTCGCGGCGCCCTGGTACGCGGACCTCGCCCGTTATCGCGAAAGTGTTGTGGCCGTTACCGCATTCGTCATCAAAACGCATTTCCGCGCGTAGCTGTGCGCCGTGGCCGTAGCCCTGGATTGGTCGCTGGGTCGATATCCAAACTTGCTTGAACCAAAGCCCCGGCGCTTGCCCTGGTTTCGTTGTCCGATGTGTTAGGCGCCCGGTAACGCCCAAAACGGTCAATTCCCTATCGCTGTCAAATGTCGGCATTTGTTTATTCCTCAGTTGTTCGGCTCTTGTCACGATTATTCTCAATGCTTAAGATCGGAGTGGAGGCGGGAATTTCTCCCCGCCTCCGGCTACAGCTAAGCGAACCAGCGGAGGGTTAGGCGGAACCAGCGCCTAGCCCTTTTGCTTTTCCATCTCAGCCGCAGCACCAAGCGCAGCTTTCGCATTGCTCAGTCCTCCGATTCCGACACGCGGGATTGCGTGCGGGGTGCAAGCGCACCGCTCATGACACCGCGCGGCTGTCATGGAGGCTGCGCTGGCGTTATCGGCGAATCTCATTGTAGAAATCTCACCTGTTAGTTGAGTTATTGGGCAAGGCTAGGGCGCGATTGATCCTGCGAGACTGCACAGGAAACGACGCGATAGAATTGGCGGGAATGCCGCAACTTACCTTCCCCGCTACCACGGTTGCCGAATGCAAGGCGCCGATACATAGCCTCGAAAGCATCTTCCGGTGAGCGCAGCCAGAGTCGCGCAGTCCAATCGCAACCGGTCAACGTTGAACGAAAACAGATATCGTAAGCCTTGCGCGGTGCGGGCTTGCCGACGGGCTTAAAGTTCATAGCGGCGACTCCGGTTTGTTCAATTATTCGACTATGAACCTTGCGGGCTATAAGTCAACTGATAGTTGATAAAATAGCCATCGGTTCTTGCGATTATTTTTGCGCCCGTTTGGCGTCTCGGCTCAAAGCCTTGACAGCGCTGGCGCCTGGTTGGACTCGAGCGATCTGCCGGCCCTGGTCGACGATAGCGGACAACCCTTGCAGCCCCTCGCCCTAGTCGAGAATTCCCATTTAGGAATTGCCTGCGATCGATTGCACGGGCTGCCCTGATCCATAGGCCTGCCCGTGGTTAGGATGGCAGGGCTGCCCCTCATCTCTCGCCCTATGGCAGGCGCCTAGCCGGCTTGCCCTGTGCGTTAATCTAGGATCGAAGCGGACAAGGGCGCGCATGATCGGCAGGCCTATGACTGCCCTGCCTACGGGCTGCCCTACTATTCTGCGTTACCTGGTAGCGATTGCAGTGCACAGGGGCAGGCCTGACCCAATGGCATAGGACAATGTGAGACAGATAATATTCCTATGTATCACAGCGTGTCAGTGCCTCAGGATCATAGGGCGCCAAACGTGTCTCGGCTTGTGTCATCGGGTATCAGGTTGGCTACGGGTCCCTCCCCCTGCAGTCGCGTTCCGCGGGGGGCGCAGAGCCGGGGTTTTCGAGAATTTTGGGAATTTCGTCATAGGACACCCGGTGTTTTTCGTAGCGACTTTGAATGTTTTTATCAGGTTGTCTCAGATGCCGGCGTAAGCGAAAGTCGGAGCGCAGGGCTCGACGCTTAGCGGTAAGCCGCCTCTGCAAGAGAACGGGGGTTTCGTCATGAAGGATTATCAGAAGCACCTGGAAAAACTCAGAACGGACGCCGCTGAATGCAGACTGATCTGCGATCTCGCCACAGACCCGGCAAAGCGTGAACTCTTCGACAGACTGGCTCACCATCTCACCACCCTTGCGGATCTTGTTGAGCAGGAAATGCTGAAGCGAACGCCAATGACCGGCTAATTCAACCCGGGACGGGTGGTCACAGCACGGCAAATTTCGCCACGGTGCCGTGACCGGCTCGAAGCATCTGATTTTATTTTATTATTTGTGGATGGTCACAGTGGTCATAGTGGTCACAGCACATATCCCGCGTATGCGCGCGCTCGTGGAGGGGTCTGATCCGTAACCGAACGACGTCTGTACGACTCTGGGAAATTTTCGGCCCGCTTTTCCGTGACCACCGTGACCAGGTGTCTTTTTTGACGGCATGGCAATGATTTACGCCGGTCACAGCAAGCAAAAACTGCTGTGACCGGTCATAGCAATGCTGTGACCAGGGCGGATTTAGCCTAACAAATCGTCGTCTTCGGGGACTTCTGAGGCCCATTCAATCGGGCTGCCGACCATTTTTTCGAACTCGGCGCGGCACTCCGCAAGGCGCGGAATCACGTAGAAAAGGTGCCGATTTTCACCCGTTCGAGGGCGCATTTTTCTGATCGACGGGAAAATCTGATGAACGCGACGTCCGAAAGTCGCGGCGTTGAGCGGATCACCCTGATATCGGCGTCGTCTCAGCCAGTCCTCGTAATTGAGACGGAAGTCGTCGGTCGTGACCTTGATCGAGGCGTCCTCCCACGTCACTTCGACGTCCTCGAACATCGAATCCCCAGGCGCGCGGCCGGAAGACAGGATTTCGAACAGCCATTGCTCGATGCCGCGGAGCGAGGCGATTTTCTGATCGCGTAGGCCGGTGGTCATCGGCGGGTTGCGCACGTCGAAGCCAGTCAGATCGAGGTCGAGCAGATGGTGCAGCAGCGCGGCGCGACCGCCGCGGTGCATTTCCTCGCGCAGCTTGGCAAAGTAGACGGTGTCGCGCGCCCTGGTGTCGGCCACATTGAGCACGCAGAAACGGCGCTCGTCGAAAGTCGCTGGCACGATCCAGTCTTCGTTCGAACTGATCACGATCCGCAGCACCGACAGAACTTGAAACGCGTTGATGCCCTTGCTCTCGATCATCACCTGCTCGGACGTGATCAGGTGCTTCAGTTGTCCCTCGGCCTTCTTGTCGCCGGCCCAGAAGCCTTCTTCGACGTGCAGCAGTAGGGTTTTTTCCTGATGCGCGTTGAAACGACCGATGAGATGTTCGGGGTTCGAGATTTTGGTGTGATGGTGCGGGAAAAGGCCGCCGACGTAGTCGCCGATCGTGTCTTTGCCCGCGCCTTTGCGGCCCTTCATCACGAGCGCGGTGCCGGGCTTCTCCCACGGGCGTTGAACCATGTGGGCGAACCAGCGGATCACCCATTGATAGGCGTTTTCGTCGCCGGCACATACGTTTTCGCGCAGGTGGTCGAGGAAGCGCGCGCAGGATGACGACGGATCGGGCTCGACAGCGAAGCCCTGCCAATGGTTGTAGGCGCCTTCGGGCCCGCCTTGCGGAGCAAACACGATCCCGTTCGGATAGCTGCGACGAGCCTTGTGCCGCATCCAAGCCTTGGTGACCGGCTCGGTGGACTTCTCAGTCGCGACCCGATCGTTTTCGTAATAGTTATAGACGTCATGCACCGATCCGTAGGATGTGGTGCCGTCTTTTTCGAAGGTGAGGATCACCGTCTTGCCTTTTACGAAGGCAACGGCGTGTTGTTTGTTCAGCTTTGCGATCCGCTTCGGCACATGGCCGAGCTCGTGATGCACTTCAGCCTGTTTGAGCTTGCGAACGCGCTCCGGCTGCTCGGTAATCGTGCCGGCGCCCTCCCCGAGCAGATCGTCAACGTCGTCCGCGACCTCGGGATTCTCGACGTCGTCGCCTTGGTCATCCTCATCGCCGAGATCGTCGAAGGCGTTCATCAATCGAACTTCCTTCGCGGCCGACAACAGGGTCGCCATGCGAACGGGTTTGCTCGATTGCCGAAATGAACGCCAAACTCGGCGTTGATCTTCGGGATCGTATTTGTCGGAGGCGGCCGAGAACTCGACCCAGGCCCTGTAACCCTCTTTGCCGCCGTTGAACTCGTGGTGCAACGCCATGCCGACCTGTAGCCAGCCGTCGCGGTCCTCGCGCCAGGTGTCGGTCGGCAGGTCCGCCAGGATCTCCTTTGCCTCGGCGATCGAGAGGCCGAGCGCATTGGTGCGGACGTCGGTTTCATCTCTGCTCGGCGGCTCCCAGCCGGCGATGCGCGCAGCAGGAATGATCGGGCCGACGCCGAGCTCGACGAGATCCGCGGGCCATTCACGCTCCCATTTGTAGCGCTTGCCGGTGTCGGGGTGGATCGAGGGCGGCACGACGACCTGCTTGCCAGTGCCGAAGCGCTCGATTTCCCAGGCCCAATGCGCCTTTTTGTCCTTCCCGATGATTTTCTCGGTCGAGTGACGCAGCTTTTTCGACGGGAATGGTCGATCGGTCAGGAAATATAGATGCCGGCTCTCACCCATCGAGCCCGAGATGACAGATGGCAGCGAACGCGCTCCCGGAATGAGTTCGAGCAGCGCGTGCCAGGCCTCATCGGCCTTGTCCGGATCGCGGATGTCGAGGTCGATGCAGTGAAGGTATAAATCGCTGAAAAACGACGGCTCGCCAAGGCGAACGCCGAGATTATAGCCATCCCGATAGGTCTTCGTGAGGGTGGCGAGTGAAGCGACGCGTTCTGTCGACCAGCTATCGTTGACCGGCGCTTTCGAACGCGGCCTTAGCCAGTGTAGAGCGAATCCCCAACTCGACAGCCGTTCGGCTTGGTCGAGCACGCGGCAGCCTTATTTCTTGAAGACGAATGGATAAAATTCTTCGATCGTGACGCGCCCGCGGGCCTTTTCCACAATCAGCATCGCCAGCGCTGGCACGCAATGATTCGTGCGGACCGGCTTGCAGATGCCTTCATGAGTGTAGCCCAGCTTTCCTGCGACAGCTTTCAGGTCGAGCATCCTAGTCCCGCTCTTGCGAACCAGGTTCGGAAAAGCCTTCTTCAGCACATCGTAAAGCGGGCCGCGCGAGTATTCCCCGGTTTCCGGATCGAGGGTGACGATCGCCACCAATCCGGACTTTTTCTTAGGTTTGGTCATTCCCGACTCCTGGATAGTGCGCAGACGCTAGTTGAACACTGTCGAACGAGTCAACCTCGATATTTTTTATCACCTAATAGTTGACACTAGGCATTCGATCGTGGTCATGTCGTCTCACTGCAAATCACATCACCCGGAGAATCGTCGCATGTCCCTTGAGGCAGCACTCGCCAAACTGACTGAGACTATCGAGAAGAACAATACGCTCCTTGCTGCCGCCAATGCGCGCGGTGACAAGGCGCTCGCTGCCATCGGTGCCGGCAAGGATACCGGCAAGGACGCGGCCGGCGGCAAGGGTTCCGGCAAGGGCGCCACCGGCAAGGATTCCGGCAAGGACCCCGCGGGCGGCAAGGAAATCGAAGAGGACGCGTTCAACAAGGCCCTCGCCAAGTATCTCGGCACGGACGACGAAAAGCTACTCGCCACTCGCAAGGCGTTCTTCAAGAGCGTGCTTGCCAAGGTCGACGCGGCCAACGCGAAGAAGATCAACGCGTCCGATCGCGCCCAGGTCATCGAATGGGTCAAGGCCAGCATCAAGGACCCGGAATTCGCGATCCCGAGCGACGAAGCGGGCGACGGCGGCAGTGAGGAAGAGGAAGACGATCTGCTGTCGTAAATCTCAACTGTTTGTTGAGATTCGAGAGGTTCCCCGGTGCGGCCGGGGGACTTTTCGGCGGAAGGCTGGATACGGGAGAGCGGTCCCTAATCAGCCCTGCTCGGCGCCCGCGCGGAGCGGGCCGGCCTTCCGCCGAAAAGTCGAGAACAGGAGTGGTCATTTGATCGTAGTCGCTTGCGCTGCTGCGCTGGTCGCCGCCGGCGCCCTACTCACCGAGTCTAAGCGCTTGTTCTTTACGAGCGCGGGCATCGCCGTCGTCATGCTCTGCATGAAATTCCTGCCGTAGCGAAGGGGACCCCGATGGAACGCGTTAAAGTCATCAAGAACGCCGAGAAGCCCGAGAGCAAGGAAATCCTTGCCGAGGCGATAGTGCGGATCGGCAAGGCGTTCGACGACCTGCGCAAGAGCGGTCTCAACGAGCAGGCGATCGTCGTTCTGATCCATCACGAAACCAAAATTTCCATGCGGGACATCCGTACCGTTCTGAAAGCGCTGTCGCAAATGCGCGGCTGGTACTGCCGTAATCCGTCGTGAACATTCAGTGGGGCAAGCAGGTTTCGAAGTTGGAGCGGCTTTTGCGCGAACTGCAAGAGGTCGAGAGCGCTGCTTCGGAAATGCTTCAACGCCCCGACTGCAAACACGGCATCAAGATCGACATGAGCCGGCGACGAATTCGAGACTCGATTTTGTACGTGCAGGCCTCAATAGCGGAAAGCAAATGACGCAACTGCTTCTCATCCCGTTGATGCTGGCTCTCGGCGGCTGGGCTTCGCAAGACACGCACGCCGAAAGGCGCCTCCAAGAGAGGGAACGCGATCGTCCGAAGTTCGAACGGCTGCTCGATCAAGAACTAATCGATCGAGATCGTCTCTACGAGTTCTACATCGAGCAGCAGCACCGGGAGCGCGAATTGCGATGTCAGAAGCGTTCGATTCGATATCGGTGCCCGGAGGCATATGAATGAGACGTTGGCACATTCGCATTCAGCGACGCTGCAACTACAACGGCATGTTTCCGCGGAACGATTGGCGCGCCTATCGGGAATTTCTGGTCTGGCCGAAGACGTTCTCGACTAGCGCTGAAGCCGAAGAGTTCATGGAGCGCTGCTTCACTTTCAAGGGCATCTATGGTCGCAAGATGAGCGCTTCGGTCGTTGACCGCACTATTCCAACGACGGGAGTTCGCTGATCGTGTCCGAAGGTCACTCCGAACACGCTCCGTCGGGGGCCGACTCGTGGATGGTCTGCAAGGGCTATATCAATGCCACCCGTGGCCTCCCCGACAAGGCGACGATCTTTGCCGCCGAAGGGACCTGCGCGCACACGATCCACGAGACTTGCCTGCTGCTCGGTTGCGATCCCGATATTTTCCTCGGACGGAAGATGTCGGCCGACGGGTACGATTTCGTTGTGGAGCCGGCATGGGTGCGAGCGCTGCAACCCGGTATCGATCGCGTCCGCGAGTTTGCCGGCAAGATGTTCGTCGAGTATCGCGTCGATACTACTCGATGGGTTGGTCTCGATCGCAAGGGGCGGCGCCAGGGCGGAACCCTCGACACCGGCATCGTTGGTAAGAAGCTTGTCGTCATCAAAGATCTCAAGTTCGGCGCCGGGGTGCCGGTGTCGCCCGTGCGCAATCGTCAAATGATGATCTACGCCCTCGGCTTCTGGGACAACGTTGCTCGGCATCTGACTAATGCGACGGATTTCCTGCTCATCGTCGATCAGCCGCGATGCGCTGGCGGTGGCGGAGAATGGGAATGCACTCTCGACGAGCTCCTGGCGTTTGGCGAGGAAGTCAAAGAGGCGGCCGAAGCAACCCGCGATCCTAATGCACCACGCACCGCCTCGGAGAAGGGCTGCAAGTTCTGCCCCGCCGCGAGAACCGGTTGCGACGAGTACGATCGCTTCCAACTCGATATCGTGAGCCAGCTATTCGACGATCTGGATTCCGACGAGCCGCCGAACCTTCCAAGGAAGCTGACGCCGGAGCGTCGCAGCTACGTGGTTCACCATCGCGCCATGTTCACCAAATGGCTCGAACAACTTCATGCGGATTGCTTGACCGACGCCCTAGCCGGCGATCCCACGCCAGGTCTCAAAGCCGTCATGGGGCGTAAGGGCGATCGGCGGTGGCTCGATCCCGCGGTGGCCGAGGCGTTCCTCCTCAAGCGGCTTTCGGCTGACAAAGCTTTCATCAAAAAGTTGATATCCGCACCGCAAGCCGAGAATCTGCTTGCGACGAAGGACTGGAAGCTCGCCACCAAACTAATCACGCAGGACCCCGGCAAACCGATGTTGGTCCCTGACACCGATGAGCGGCCGGCGATCACGCCGACTGCCGATCTGTTCGACGATCTCGATGAGGTCGGCGAAACGAGCGATCTGCTCGGCTAAACATGAAAGGTATGGCCCTATGGCTAAAGAAAGCACCAATGTTCAAGTGCGTCTCGAAAACGTCCGTCTGTCTTTTGCCCATGTGTTTCGTGCACAGAAGCCGAAGCCGGACAAGGACGGCAATGTCGGAGCCGCGAAGTTCAACTGTTCGTTCCTGCTCGATAAAAAGAGCGCGACCGGAAAGAAGAACATCGAAAAGATGAAAGCGGCGATGGTTCAGGCGCGCGACAACAAGTGGCCGAAAAATCCCCCGAAAATCAAACCCGACAAGATGTGTATGCGGGATGGTGATCAGGAAGATTGGGACGGCTACGAAGGTATGTATTACGTCTCTGCGTCCAACTCTAAACGCCCGAAAATTCTCGATCGGGACAAGACGCCGCTGACCGAAGAAGACGGAAAAATCTATTCCGGCTGCTACGTGAACGGCATCGTGAACGTTTGGTGTCAGGACAACGAACACGGCAAGCGCATCAATGCCTCTCTTGAAGGCATCCAGTTCGTGAAAAACGGCGAAGCGTTTGGCGCGGCTCCCCTCGACGATGACGCTTTTGACGACCTCGGCCAGGATGAGGACGACGATGAGAGCGATGGGAAAGGGAGTTCGGCCCGGCGGGGCCGGTCTCTCGACGACGATGACGGGGATGGTGACGACCTTCTCGGCTAATCGAACCTTCGGGGTGTTGGGCGACCGACACCCCGCTTTTCTCTGACCACGTCAGCCAATGAAAACGTCGCTCGCGGACGCTGCGCTGTTCGATACCGAAGTGTATTGGAACTACTTTCTCGCAGCCTTCAAATCGGTGAAGACCGGCAAAGTGCTTCGGTTGGAGAAGTCCGACCGATGCGTCCTCGATCGCAAGAAGCTGCGCCAGGTGCTCAACGAATACTGCACCGTCGGCTTCAACTCCATTCCGTTCGATATTCCGATCGTGTCGGCCGCCCTCGCCGGCTTCAGCAACAAGGCGCTGAAGCAGATCGCCAACGAGATCATTAAGGACGACGCCAAACCCTGGGAAATCTCGCGCACCTACGATTTTGAATTGATCGAGTGCGATCATGTCGACCTGATCGAGATCGCACCAGGGCAGAACAGCCTCAAGATTTACAACGGCAAAATGCACGGCAGGCGCATGCAAGACCTGCCCGTGGACGAGAATGCCGTGCTGACGCACGACGAGATGGACGTCGTTTCGAACTATTGCGTCAATGACCTAGACGCCACCGGCCTGCTGATGCAGACGCTCAAGGAGCAATTGGCTCTCCGCGAACAGATGACCAAGCAGTACGGCGTGGATCTCCGCTCCAAATCGGATGCACAGATTGCCGAGGCCGTAATCAAGAAGGAGTTGAAGCGGCTGACCGGTGAAGAACCGAAGAAGCCGAAGATCGTGCCGGGCAAGCGGTACAAATACAGGGTCCCCGACTTCATCCGCTACGAGTCGCCCGAGCTCAAGGAAGTGCTCGCAAACGTCCAATCCGCCGATTTCGCCATTTCGTCGAGCGGCAAGGTCTTGATGCCCGACGTCTTGAAGAAGGCCAAGATCAGGATCGGCGGTTCGGTCTTTCGCATGGGCATCGGCGGACTGCACTCGTCGGAAAAGAGCATTGCGCACCGGGCAGACGGCTCCACCAGGATCGTCGACCGCGACGTCCGCGGCTACTACCCGCAGATCATTCTCAACCTTGGGCTCTATCCTAAGCATCTCGGGCCGGTGTTCCTACGAGTGTTCAGGTCGTCGGTTGAGCGGCGCAACAAAGCGAAAGACCGCGTTGACGAGCTCAAGAAGCTGGTCAAGTGCGCGAACGATGAAGCGACGCTGCCGAAACAGGAATTGAAGACCAATGAGGACGTCTCCGGCAGCTTGAAGATCGTCAACAACGGCGCCTTCGGCAAGCTGGGCTCGAAATGGTCCGTTCTGTTTGCGCCCGATCTGATGATTCAGGTGACGATCGGCGGCCAACTGTCCCTGCTGATGCTGATCGAGATGGTCGAGCTCGCCGGCTTCCGCGTGATCAGCGCCAACACCGACGGCATTGTCATCGTCTGTCCGAATGCGCGCCAGGCGCGACTCGAGGCCGTTATCGCGGAATGGGAGAAGCGGACCGGATTCGAGACCGAGGAAACCGAGTATCGCGCGCTCTATTCCCGCGACGTGAACAATTACTTCGCCGTGAAGACCGATGGCTCTGTCAAGAAAAAGGGGGCATACGCGGAGCCCAAGATCGTCGCGAGCTCGTGGCCGTCCCCGCTCAACGAAGTCTGCTCCGACGCGGTGGTTTCCTTCCTAACGAAGGGGGTACCGCTCCATCAGACGATCCACGCTTGCACGGACATTCGACGCTTCGTCACGATCCGCACCGTGAAGGGCGGCGCTGTCAAGAACGGAATGTATCTCGGCAAGGCGATCCGCTGGTACTACTCGACGGATGGCAGCGGCTCCATCAACTACAAACTGAACGGCAACAAGGTAGCGCGCACTGACGGCGCGAAGCCGCTCATGGAATTGCCCGACACCTTCCCCGAAGACGTCGATTACGATTGGTACATTCGCGAGGCAGAAAGCATCCTCGACGACATCGGCTACCGCTGTGCTCGGCCTTCGTCTTCCTCCCCCGAACTGCTGTTGGCAGCCCTTCTATGATTGAAAGCGAAATCGAGCGCATCGTTTGCGAGCATGCCGAGGCCGTGGGCTGGCTGGTGCGGAAGTTCAAGTATATCGGCCGGCGCGCAGCCGCCGATCGCCTGCTTATCCGTAACGGTCGAGTAGTCTTCATCGAATTCAAGCAGGCGGGAAAGACGGCTCGCGAAGGTCAGGCGCGCGAGCACGCACGGCTGAAGGGGCACGGCGCCGAGGTCTACCTAATCGATAGTATCGAGGCCGGTTTTGACGTTCTCCGCTGACACCGACATCGCCATTCTGCTCGGGCACAATGGCGGCCCTCCCCTCATCGATATCGCCACACTGCTCGGCGACACGGTCGCGCAGGTTCGTGATCGAGAGGACCTACGTCATTATCAGAAATACCTCGCCGACACCGTTTTCGAGATGGAAGCGGTCATGCTGGCCGTCGACATGGGACTCGGCAAGACGGCCGCCACGCTCACCGCGATCCGAAAGCTTATCGACTTCTTTATCGTGAAGCGCGTTCTGATCGTTGCGCCGCTGCGCGTTGCCAACGAGACCTGGCCTGACGAGATCGCAGCATGGAAGCACACTCGGGTCCTTTCCTACGAGCTATTGACCGGAGCCGAAGCGCAACGTCGCGCACGCGCCCAAATCCCGGCCGACATCCACATTATCAATCGAGAGAACATCCGCTGGTTGTGGGCCCTCTGGGGCGATCAATGGCCCTACGATATGGTGGTGTGGGACGAGTCGAGCCGTTTGAAAGCTTGGAAGAAGCGGACCGCGAAGAAGCACCCGAAGACCGGCAAGCGGGCCCTCACAGAATTTGGGGCGATGGCGCAGGCGCGCCCCTATGTTGATCGCTTTGTCGAGCTCACCGGCACGCCTTCGCCCAACGGCGTCAAGGATCTCGGCGGTCAGATTTACATGCTCGACGGCGGCCGGCGGCTCGGTGCAAACAAGACCGCGTTCGAGCAGCGATGGTTCGACAGCGATTATATGGGCTACAAGCTCGAACCGAAGCCGTACGCCCAGGATCAGATCATGACCCTGGTTAAAGACATCATGATCGGCATGCGCGCGGAAGACTATATCGAGCTCCCTCCATTCGTACCCAACATCATCAAGGTCGATCTGCCCGACAAGGCGATGCGAGAATACAAGCGGTTCGAACGAACCCTAGTCTCGGAAGCCTACGACGTTGAGGCCGTCAGCCGCGGCGTCCTCACGAACAAGCTGCTGCAATTCGCGAACGGCAGCATGTATCAAGAGGCAGAATTCGATGAGATCACCGGTCGCAAAGTTCGTCCGCCTGCAGTTCCGATTCACGACGCGAAATTGGAGCCGCTCGATCGGATCATTGAGGAAGCCGCTGGCGAGTCCGTCCTAGTAGCGTATAGCTTCCGCTTCGATCTCGACAGGATTCGGAAGGCGTTCCCGAATGCGGTGATCTTCGATGAGGAACCGAACTTCGTAAAACTGTGGAATGCAAAGAAGATCGGCATCGGGCTCGCGCACCCAGCTTCTATCGGCCATGGACTGAACATGCAGTTCGGCGGCCATATCTGCGTGTGGTACGGGATGACTTGGAGCTTAGAATTATACCAGCAGTTCAATAAGCGTCTCCCCCGCCCAGGGCAGCCTCACCCCCTAGTGACCGGTCATCATATCCTCGCCCGTGGAACCATGGACGAAAACGCCTACGCAACAATGAATTCGAAAGGCGTCACGCAAGATGCTGTTAATGAAGCTGTTCGAGTAAAGCTGCTTTCTTGAATTGTGTCGAGAAGACGACATAAGTCAGTATTGACAGCATGTTAGCTGTTAGTTATTTTGTCAACTATTAGTTGGATGTTAACCCGACGCGGCAGTTACCGCAGAGTACGGTGAAATGACTGATAGTCCAAAGCGATTGAGCGACACGGCCTTTGCCAAACGCCTTGATCAAGCTTGCGATCAGCACGGCAGGGTCCCGCCCTTCAACAAAGGGCGCCAGGCTTGGCTTGCTGAAAAATTGGACGTCTCGGTTGAGACCTCCCGCAAATGGTTTTCCGGGGAGGCGCGACCTCGACCGGAAAAAATGGCAAAGCTCGCGGAAGTGCTCCGGGCCGACGAAAGCTGGTTGTCACTCGGCTTCGTCCCAGATAAGGGGCCGGTCGAGAAGTCCCAGCGCAACGCCGCTGCCCCGGGTGCTGTGAACCTCGTAGCGGGCCTGATCCAGTTGGCCGGAGGTGCGCCGGCATTCTTCAAGGAGGACGATCCACGGGCCGCTTATGCCGACCTCCTGGCGATCATCCGGGGATCTCACCACGAGATATCCGTGCCCCTCGGTCACGTCGACGACAATAAGGTTCGGTTTACCGTGCCGGCCGGTCACGAGAATGCCTTTGTGGTAGGCGTGGTGATGACGGGCCCGCTCAGCTTCGATCTGCTGGGAATGCCTTCGAACCTGATCGTCAAGCACGGGCGGAAGCGAGGCGGCTATATCGACCTACAGATCGACAAGGCTCGAACCAAGTATTGGAGTGAGGGTGACGAGTGGCCGCGGATTGAGAGCTTCGAAAAGGCCTTGATCCAGTAACTTGTTCCGGATATGTTCTCTTTGACTGAGAGAGAAGTGAGATAAGTCAAGGAATTCCGTCCTGAAGAACGAAACAGGGCCGTCCTTACCCGGTTGTCGGGAACAATATGAAATTCGACCCTGACAACGACCCGAACGACGCCTACGAAGTCAAACGCGTCCCCGCGGAAATGGGAGGTCCCCCGCCCGACTGGTGGATGGTGACCAGCCATGGGATTCCGGTTTACTTCTTCTCACCGAACCGGGAAGCTGAGGCTCATCGCTACGCGACCGACCCTGAATATCGGCGCAGTCGTATCGTCGTGAAGCTCCACGATCGGGAACGACCCGTCTAGCAGATGGAAGCCTCGCAAAAAGCCCAGAGACATATGATCAAGCTAGCAGCGGTAGTTGGTACCCTCTTTGCGCTTCTATCGCCCGTCCACGCTGAGTCATGGTCCTGCACCTATGCAGGATTTGGCACAGGAGGGGATGTAACAGTCGCCTTTGCCATCAAAGGAAACAAGATTGAATCCGGCAGGTTCGGAGTGCCTGTCTACGACATCCTAGAAAACAATGAACACGCATTGATTGGGGTTGATCACTACTCCAAGTTTGACACGGTGAAGGGCACAGTTCGCGTCTATGCCGCTACTGTCATTATTGAGAAGCAGTTCGGCCGCTTCATGTATTCCATTACCGAGATCGGTTCGCAGCCGGGTCAGCGAACAGGGCAATGCAGCAAGAACTTATGAACCTGGCCGAACGCGTCACAAGAAGCTTTCCTTGACTCGCGTCATTGCCGGATGCTCGGGGTTTTTTACCTTGATCCAGTCGCGCGAGGTGCCGCTGCGGTAACGGCTGTCGCTGCGTTTCGAGACCATGCCCTCCAGGCCCATCAGGCAGGCGTGCCGAAACAGGTCAGGCCCGATCTCGCCCTGTTCGAAGTCACTCAGGAAGATGCCGTCCACGCGCCGCGCCAGTAGCCGGGAAAGGCTGGACTTTCGCATGCTGAGCGGCAGGGACCGGATGTCCTGGCCGTCGCTGACAAGCATGTCGAACGCGTAGAATTGGACCTCATCGTCATGCTTCCTGCTATGCAGGCCATCGAAGTCAGACCGGCCATCCACGCCGAGCAGCACCGCCTCTCCGTCGATTACAAAAGAGCTATGGCGGTTTCGCAGCGCAGCCTCGACGATGAGCGGATAACGGTGGCTCCAATCGTACCCGTTGCGGGTGAATAGGCGGACTCGCCTGCCTTCACGTTGAATAATTAGCCGATAGCCGTCATGCTTGATTTCGTGAAACCACTCCGGCCGATCAGGGACCTTCGTCCCGCGCGTCGGAATGCAGGGATCAAACACGGACTTGGGCATGCGGGAAAAATAGGCATTAGCCCGCCAAATGCGAGTCCGTTTAACCCAACCGTAAGGTCAATTGGCGCCGATCCGACCCTTCATGGCGATCAACAAAATCTGAGAGCGAAGATGGCAGATCACACATCTGTAGATCGCTGCGTCGGCGCAACTCGCGAGCCACATCCTCGGAAACATCTTCCGACCAGCGTTCGGCGGTATTGAACGCGACGACACGGATCGGGTTGGTGTATTGGCCGGTCAGCAGGTCTTGAATGAGCGTTTCGAGGTCTGTCGCTTCATAGTCGGCTTCGCGCCATGCCCGCCCAAGACGACCGAAATCATCTGCCACCAAGTAGACCGTCTCATCATTGTCGTTCGGGACAATCGACGGCGTCCAAGTCGACCTACGCATTTCATGAACTCCACGCCACACAGAAAGCAGATTCAAATTCAGCTAAGCAGTATCGTTCCGGCAGACCGGGGAAGGAACCCGGCGCCATCATGGCGCGTTGCTGACGAGAAGTGGAGGTATCTCAGGATGGCGAAGGCAACGAAGAAATCCAGCCGTGGGCGCAAACAAGATCGGGCGAAGGTCGCAGGCGGTCAGGATTACGAGGTTCGCTATACGGCGAAAAAAACCAAGAGGTCGGCGAGCGCGGTAAAGAAGGCGGTCAAGAAGGTGGGCAGTAGCCGCAAGCGCGTTGAGCGACGGCTCGGGCGTTAGGAGCGCACGTCAGGGAAGTGGGTTGATCCGCGTCGCGCCCCCCAGCGACACCTCAGCCCGAGAGGGCCTCAGCGCAGTCCGCTGGGGCCCTTTGGCTTGAGGAGCTACATCGCGAATAAAAGCACACATATTGCGCCGACCGAGAGTGCCAGGGTGGCTGCAAGAATCAGTGTGTCACTCGGATCGGTCCGCGACATCCGAATAGCAAGAGGCAGCGGCAGTAAGGAGTGTTGACATAGGTCAAGGGTGGACGACCGGCGGGCAGAAGGTCGACACGGGCCGCAAGCGGGTGGAGCGTCGGCTCGGACGTTAGGAACGTGCCCCGAGGGCGGTGAGTTATCCTCCTCCGCACGTCCCCTGTGGGAGGCCGCGCGCCACCTGGTGATCGCGCATGATCACGAAAGAACAAGTCAAGCAGGTCATGGACGAGGTTGACGCTCTCGACCTGTCGGACGGCGCGCATTGGGCGCTCGTCCATGAACGGCTCGGCCTTGCGTACGGGAAGGTATTCGACATTATTGCAGAACATCCGGAATTCTTCGGTGTGATGGGCGTTTCGAACGAGAGGCAACTTGATGAGTGACGCGCCTGCTCGAAGTCGAACGGATACCCGACCTTACGCGAACAGTTCCGCTCCTGCGGGCGTGAACGCCACGTAGGTCCCGGATTCGTGCATCTCCAGCCAGCCGCGTTCGATGGCCAGCTTCATGCCGGCGCTATACTCAGCCGGACTTGCGCGGTCGCTAAACAGAAACGGGCCGTTGATTTTCTCGATGTGGATGCGCCCGTGAATCGGCTCGACCGTATTGGCGATTTCGAGGATACGGCGAGCGGCTTTTTCTGGGTCGGCATACGGGCGGGCGGTCGCGTATTTCATGCGGAGAGATGCCAGTCACAGATTTTCGCTAACAAATCGCTCAACCTCGTTGATCATTCCGGAAACGTCGTCAGCGTTGAATTCGCCTGATTTTCCGTGAGCGGCGCTATTTCTGATGCCCGCCAGCGCAGTAATTCGTTTCTGAACAAGAGTATTGTAGTAGCCAACCTTGGCCAGATCCGCGTTCATCTTGTCAAGCTTTCCAACCTGAATGCCTTGGTCGATGCAGAGCTGGCGTAACGTGGTTTCTAGAACGACGCCAGCAATAACGGCAGCCGCGGTGAAGTAATTGCCACGCAGCAGTTCTTTCGCCTGTTCCAATTCAGTGTCAAACACCTCGGCTTGAATCAGACTGCGCACTGAATTTAGGTATCCTCCCTCGTAGTCTTCCTTCGCAGCCAGGAAAACCGCGTCTAGCAGCTTAAATCTCTCGTGCAGTGTTTGCAGGCTTTTGGGCTCTTCGTGGGTTAGGAACAGTCTGTAGTGCTCGGATTCTGTTCCACACGCCATCGCGAGAAGGTTACGCACCTTCACGCTCCAATTAAGAAGTGTGTGCTCGTCGACCGTAAGCCCGCTGCCAAAGCCACCGTCGAAATGCCTCTTGGTCCCCTCCACCTTCTTGCTTTGCTCAGCGAGCTCCGAAAAGCGTTGCGTTAACAGAGTGGTTTTCATGGATACCTACGGATCTCAATGTTCGTCACGGTCAAGATTAGGAAGTCACAGAGGGACGCCCGGAATCAATGGCGCTCCCTAGCTTAGCCCCACTACCGGAAAACCCCGGTGAAAAATGTTGCAGCACGGCTACATCACCCGGTAGGGCAGACCGTATCATTGCGAGGTGGAGGCCCTCAGCATGACTATTGCATTGCATTGTGAAGTCGCTCGCGTGTCCAATCAGTGCATGTGCTGATGGTGATTCGCGACCGGAAGCTGTGGCTCCGACTTCTGAGTATTTGTCAACACTGCAGAAGGCTGGTCGTCCTAGGTCGCCTATCCAGTCCACAATGCCCGTTTTGGATAACATCGAGAATTATCCAATTTTTGCAAACGGCGGCTTGACGAAATGGATAGGCGTGCATAATACAGGCTAACGGCGGGCCAGCAAGAAGGCGAAGGGTCTTCTACAACCAGGATTGGGGCTGTCAGATGTCTAGTGACAATGTGACCAATGTTGCGGAGGCGATGCAGGACGACGTGGATAGCCGTCAGCGATCGAGCATCGGGTTCCCGTACAATCATTTGGGGGACGCCATGGAAGTCGCCCAAGCCATTCACACGAATGTTGGCACGGGAGAGTGCCACGACTCCCAGTTGTCCGCGTGGATGAATGTCAGCCCGAAGAGTAGCGGTTATCGGATTCAGATCTCCGCTGCGCGCATGTTCGGTCTCGTAGAAACCGTTAGCGGAAATCACAAACTCAGCCCGCTGGGGCGCGCGATTGTAGATCCGCAGCAGGAGCGCGCCGCACGAGCGAACGCATTCCTCAACGTGCCCCTCTACAGGGCGATTTACGAAAAGTACAAGGGTGGTGTTCTGCCTCCGCCGGCTGCACTGGAAAGGGACATCATCGGACTTGGCGTCGCTGAAAAGCAGACCGGCCGCGCCCGACAGGTCTTTGAGCGGTCAGCGGAGCAAGCGAACTACTTCGAGCATGGCAAGAACCGATTGGTCATGCCGGCGGTGGCGGTGCGAGAGAGCCAGCCGGAAAAGCTCGAGGAAAAAGGTAAAAA